TCGTCATCGGTGAAGACCGTCGTGCCTTGCGTCTGGTTGACCGTAGCCCATTTCGTCGCGCCCGTGGCCTTCTCGTCTTCGGTCAACGTTTCGATATGTGCCCAGCGCACCTGATACGGCTGCGCGGTAGCGGGGAGATAGTTGTACGCGATGAGCCGATCGACGAGCGGGCGGATCATGTACTCTTCGGCGTACCCCGTCTGCCGTCCGTTGACTTGATCCTTCCAGTTGTCGCGATCTTGCGAGGACGCGAGTTCCCCCATCTCAGAGCCAGTGAGGATCCGCTTCGGGATGCCCTTCGAACCAGCAATCTGCGTGAGAATCGCATCGGCCGGGTTCGAGAAGTTCGCCGTGTCGGAGCCGAGCGGCTGCACGTCGACTTTCCTCGTCTGGAGGATGCGACGCATCTGATGCTGATACTCCTCGGCTTGGTCTTTCAGCGCGGTCTTCTCGTCGGGGGTGAGCGCGGCGTCCTTGTCCACCATCAAGTGCAGGCCTTGATTCGCGCGCAACCAGAACGCTTCAGCACCACCGCCCGTCACCTTGTCCAAGTCATCCAGCAGGTTCCACACGTTCTCCAGTGTGGGGATGCCGTAGACCTCGTTGTCCAAGCACCCCTCGGCGATGTGGATAATGCGCGACCAGTGGACCGGCTTCTGCATCTCGGGGGACGAGATGTCCAAACGTCGTAGCTGGTACGACGTGGGGAGACCGAAACGCGGCGACGCGGTGTCTTGCTCGAACGTCTGGATGGTCGCATCCACGTAGTTCGCTCCGCTCGTTCCTCCCTGGCTCAGACCCGGCCCACCACCACCCGTGAAAGGGGTCAAGAAGAGGAGCGCGTCCGGCTTCCCCGTCCCCTTCGGCAGTTCCTGATCGTACGGGCCGGCTGCGCCGATGAGGAGAACGCTGTAGTTCGACAACCCCGCAAGGATGTCCGCGCGCTTCAGCACTTCCCAGACCTTCATCCGCGTCACGAGCGCGAGGAACGCCGCTTCGAACGCGGTCTCGGTCTTCGGATCCTCGTCTTCGATCACCTCGGGTCCCCCACGCCAAGTCGCTTTCGGGAGTGCTTCGACAATGCGCTTCGCGATGCCTCCCCGCAAATACCGATCGCGATACTCCTTGTTCGTGATGATGCGGTTGTACCCGAGCACCTCGTAGAGATCGCGCTTGCCTCCGAACGTGATGCCCGCTTGCCGCATGAACTGCATGCGCTCGATCAGCACCGAAGTCGCCGCGCGCAAGGCGTACGTGTCGGCAGATTCTACCATGTGAAGTACTCCTCTTGCGGCTCCGGCTCCAGCAACACGGCGTTGAAGGCGCATGACGACGCATCGACCCGGTCATCATGCTTGCCAGTGGGGAAGTCGCACAGTTCGCGGATGTACGCGTCGTTCCAGGGACCACGCACCAAGAAGACGTTACCACCTTCCACTTGTGCGCGCAACGGCTTACTCCGCGTGACCTTATCTCCGCTGATCTCGACGCCTTTGTAATCGTACCCTTTGAGCAGCTTCAAGCGCGCGGCCACGACCATCTTGCCCGACGCGCCTCCTTCTTTCTCTTCGCGCTGCCCGCACGCGACGCCATCGGCGTGCGCGGTGTGCTTCATCAACGCCTCCACGCCGGCCGGCGAGAGTTGATCGCACACCACATCTTCGACGAAGAATTGGTCCTTGTGTTCGCAGATGCGGACGCCCGCGGTGAAGTCGCCTCCACCTTCGGTCGCCGCGGTATCCCACCCTCGCGCGCGACGCGCGACCTTGGGAGCCGCATCCACAAACTGAAACCACTCGCGCTTGAACAACCCTCCGCCTTCGGGAGCTGGCGATTGCTGGAGTTGTCCCGCGCTCCCGTACGGACCCAAATCGAGTTCCAGCTGACGCACGATCGCTGGGGTGAAGAGCGCCGGCCAGAGCAACTCACCTGCGTTGGTGCGGTGATCGAGGGGATCAGGCGTCCAGGTGGGGTCGTTGGCGCGTACGGTTTCGTAGCGCATCGGCCAGCACACGTGGTACCATCCGCCACGAGCGAGGAGATGGCCGGCGAGATCGTCTTCGTGCAGACGTTGCATGACGACGATAATCGCCGTATCGCGGGTCACGCCGCGCGTCGAGATCGTGCCGTCGAACCATTCGTTCGCCGTGCCACGCTCCTGCGCGCTCCGTGCTTGTTCCGCGGTGAGCGGATCGTCGATGATGATGCGGTCCGGATGTTCGCCGGTGCCCGGCCCACCCACGGAGGACGCAATGCGCCATCCGCCCGCGTGGTTCTTGAAGAGCGTCTTCTGGTTCTGGTCGTCGACGAGCGTCACCCCGAAGTACTGCTGATACCACGCCGACTGGATGATCGCGCGCACTTTCAAATTGTCGCGCACGGTGAGATGTCCGGAGTACGAGGCGGTCAGGTACCGCAACTCCGGTGCCGTCGCCCACTCCCACGCCGGCCAGATCACCGAAATCAGCAACGACTTCATCGTGCCGGGTGGCACGTTCACGAGCAGACGTTTGATCTCCCCGCGCGAGACCTGTTCCAGCAGCGTGCAGAGTTCATCGATATGCCAATTCGGGACGAAGGCCTTGATGGGTTCGACGATCGGCCAGACATGTTCGAGAAACACGCGGAGCGAGCGCTGGCATAAGGCGGCATGCTGAGCGTCGGCGTCGTTCGTATTCGTATTCGGAGGGAGAAACGGCTGCATCCGCTGCAACATGCGGTCGACGACGCGCGTGTACGCGTCGGCCGGCGGTGGAGCGGTCGCTACGTGCGGCATTCGACGGGCGTCGTCGTCACGGGATCCTCATCAACGGCCACACGCGTCGTCGGCGCATTCGCTCGCGCCGACAGCGTGACCTGAATGTCCTGGTAGATGGCCGCGAAGATCGCGCGATCGGTGACGTGCTTGCGCACGGCATCCACCAGTTTGTCGACGATGATCAAGACGCGGTCGACCGACAGCATCGACTGCGCTTGTTCGCGTCGCTTCATTTCCGAATCCATCAACATGCGGAGTTGCCCAGCGAGCTGGTCCCACTTCGGCCACTTGCCGTGTTCCGCGGCGCGTTCCATCCGCGCGAGCACCAACGAAATTTCCGCCTTCATCGTGAGCCAATCCGAATCTTCGGTGCTCTTGCGGAAGCGATCGGCGATGCCTTCTGGAAGCAGCGCGTAGCGCGACTTCCCCCCGTGTTTGTAGTTGGGCGACGCGAGGCCGATGGGCTGAGTGCCACCATGCATCCGACAGCGCGTCCGTCCGACACACGGACGGTTCGTGCAGTAGTGCGTGGGGAGCGTGCGATTGGGAGTGCCGTCCTCGTTCTTCGGCTGGTGCAAGCGCGACCCGCAGCGTCCTTCAATGGGCGCAGTGCTCCCCGCACGTGAGCGATTCGCGCGCAGTGTGGAAGAGCGAGCAGGATGCGTGAGGGTGCGCATGTCGTATGTGATTATCGCGAATTGACCCTGGTCTCCCCCCGACTCCTTTTCCGTTTTTCACGCGGCCGAAACGACGCGAACCCATGTGCGGACCTCACAGATTCGACGCCGACCCTCATCCCAGCTCAATCTCGCACCCCCCTGGGGTGGGTCAAGCACCCCCCCCTCTCCGTCTCTTTGTTTTTATTTTATTTTTATACTTATGATTTTTAATACCATCCTAGCTCACAGTAGGAGGGGGGTCTCACCCCCCTCAAAAGGGGTACCTACCCCACGGGGGTGCCGGTTTGAGCTAGGAGACCCTCAAACACGAAACCTGTGAGGTCCGCCCATGAGTTTGCGTGGTTTCTCCCTAAGAGACAAAACGATGTTTGCTAGCATTCCGCACGTAGCCAGCTATAATCCTCCTCCTCCATGGTTTCCCGAGCGCACGACACTGACCTCCGCGCGACCGCACCCCCCGTTTCGGTCGCACCCCCCTAATTGTCAGTGGCTCAAGAAAGGAGGGGGGTCTCACCCCCTCACACCCCCTATTTCTTCCCACCGCGCGACGGATGACCACCCCCCCTCAAAACAGGGGGGGGGTGCCGCGGGACGCGGTTGCGTTCCAAGGAAGAAACGGAGCCATGCGGTACAGGGACCGTTTCTCGCCATCTCAGACCCTCCCTGCGCCTGCACGATTTCATTCTCGCCACGCCAGGCCTCTCATTCTCCCGTGAAGGCGACCTCATGGCCTGTCTCGTTCAAAATCGACACGTACGGCTGAGGTGCGTTTGGTCAATTCCGCACATTATTTTACCCCCGTGTACGATTGTGTGTAACTCCCACGCCTCCTATGACTTACCACGACGTGTTTTCTCCCTGACCGACCGTTTCTGCGGGGGGAAGAAGGAACGCGCGCACACGAGGCCTCACAATGGGGATACGTTCGACGCTCATTGACAAGCACATACGGCGCTTCGGGAAGGGGGAGGGACCCCAGCGCGAGTCGCGCAGCAGCCGGGCGGTGGCGAGCCGGTGGCGATAGGCGACAAGGCACCACGCAAGCGACTGGGCCGGACCGAAGAACGACGCGCCGTATGGAACATGCCAGGCGGACCATACAGACGATGACCGCCCGGCGCTGTGGCCACCAGCACGACCACTGGCCGAAGACCTCCACGAAGCGAATCGAGGACGCGGTCCGAAAGACCCGAAAGCCGTCACGCGGCGTCCCCTCGTGCACACCAGCCCACGCAGGCTGGCCAGTAGTGGAAGGCGACCACGCAAGAACCACTCACTCAACGGGAGAGAGGGGTGCGATGCGGCTGGAATGCCGCGCGCACCTGAACCCCCCCGCGCACCTCGCGCGGCTGGTCTCAAGGCCAGACACCACACCACACCACACCACACACACAAGGAGACATGACATGAGAAAACGACGCACCGGCGACGCCCGTATGGTTGATGTGTACGACACCAGCGGTTGCACACACCTCCTGATGTCCTGCCCGCTCTCCGTCGTCCGCTCGCTCTTCGACCTCGCGCCCGCGGCGATGGAGCGACTCGATGCGCTCTTCACCCCCGGAGCCGGCATCTTCGTCGTGGATTTCTGCTTCAACCACCGCACGACGCCGCTCGGCTTCAACTGGCTGTACTTCAAGCGCGGCGACATCAAGGTCACACGGCTCGTGCAAATCACCTCGGTCGACATGAACGGATTCTGCGGCCGCGACCTGCATCCCGACGACCGGAAAGACATCGGCCGGGTGATGGTCGTGGACAAAGTGGAATTCTGCGACGACGAAGAAGGCAACGACGAATTCGACGCCGTCTGCTTCACGTGCCACGACATCGAACATCCCGACTACAAGCTGGAACTCATGGACCACGAAATCGACGCGGTGTAGCGATTGCGGGGAGGCGGCGACGCGGGTCGCCGTCCTCCCGGAGTCAACACCGACACCACCCACCACTCATCATCACCACAGGAGCACAGACCATGCCGAAAGTCACCTTCGTCAAGAAAGCGCGCAAGGCCATCCCCGATGCCGGCATCCAAGCGGGCGACGCCTACTACTGGTGGAAATTCCGCTTCGGCGGCATCCACCGCTCGCTCACGCCACCGAAGCCGAGCCAACTCACGCAGTCGACCTTCCTCTCCACCGTGCTCGGACTGCAGGAGCAGGCCGAAGACATCACCTCCCGGCTGCGCAACGGCGACCTGACCTGCAGCGACGCGGAGAGCGACCTCTCCAACCTCGCCGACGAACTCCGGAGCGCGGGCGATGACGCGCAGTCGTCGCTCGACAACATGCCCGAAGGCTTGCAGCAAGGCGACACCGGACAGCTGCTCCAGGAGCGCGCGGACCAGGCCGAAACGACCGCCGACGAACTGGAGAACATCGACGTACCAGACGACGACACCATCGACGACGACGACTGCGACTTCCCCGCGGACGCCACCGACGAGCAGAAGGAAGACGCGCGCGAGGCGAAGCGGCAGGAACTGCGCGAGACCATGGCCGACGACATCGACGGCATCGACTGGAGTTTCTCGTAACCCAACACCCGTTCACCCAACACCCAACATCCAACACCAGCAGGAGACATGACCATGACCACCAAGACCCCGAAGCTCACCCCCGCAGAGAAGAAGGCACTCCTCGAAGCCGAAAGCGCCCGCAAGCGCCAGGCCGAGAAAGCCAAGCAGACCCGCGAGCGGCTCGTGCGGCTGCAGACCTTCCGCAACCTCGACACGCTGCCCTACTCGACGCTCGACGACCTCGGCTTCATGCTCCGCGACCTGCTGCGCAAGATGCTCGACGCCCAGCGCTACTGCGTCCAGTACGCCGAGCAGCTGCGCAAGCGCTGCGAAGAAGTCGCCACGAACGTCGCGGCCGGCGGGACGGGATTCTACACGAACCCGATGGACAACGGCGATGCGGCTAGCAGCTACGCCAAGTACCTCACGCTCCGCGAACTCGGACCGGACACCTTCTACGCGGCCGGCTACTACACGATGAAAATCGTCACCATGCTCGGCGTCGCCGCGGAAGCCGAGACCTCGCGGCTCTTCTCGGTGCGCGATGCGGGCAGCGAAGGCTACGCCATCGCCAATGGCGACGTCTGGGGCGTCGAGCGCTACGCCTCTGAGGATGCCGCCTGGGTCGCGCTCGACGAGCAGTGGACCGCGGCCAGGAACACCCGTCGCGAAGCGCTCGTGACGCTGTGGAACGCCGCGGTCGGCACGGAGGTGGCGTGAAGACGCGCATCGCCGGCCCGTTCTTCTTGGGGATGCTGCTCGGCGGCATCCTCGCCTTTCTTCTGACCTTCGGATTCTAGGAGACAGAACATGACCAGCAAGACGACGCTCCGCCCGGTGCTCTCAGACGCCACCTTCGCCAACCTCGCGACCGGGGACCGCTTCCAGTGGCCGGGCATCGAAGGCATCGAGGCCAACACCTACAAGAAGCTCTCGCCGCGTCGCGCCATCCTCGTGTTCTCGGAGAAGATGCGCGACCTGACCGGCGTCGTCCCCTTCGCCATGAAGCCGACGCAAGGCGTTAAGAGCTTCGTGCACTGCGACGAGTGCGGGAGCAACCTGGAAGTCAACGCCCACGGCTCCATCGGCTGCGTGCATTGCCATTCCATCGGCTGCTCGGGTTGCGCGCACCCGGAGGAAAAGGACCTCGACCCCACGCTCAACGACGCCATCGCCGAGGTCGTGCGCACCACGTGGCACGGTGACGACGCCACCCTCGACACCCTGCACCGCTACTTCCACGGCCCGCGGACATGCGAGGAATTCGACGCGCTCGACGCGACCACCAGGCAGCAGGTCAAAGACGTGCGCACGATTATTCGCACGCTGAAAGACCGCACGCAGACCGACCACTGCGAACGGCTCCGCACGTTCCTCCAGAGCGTGGCGACGCAAGCGGTCGACGCACAGAACGCCATCGGGAACACCGACGCGGTCGAGGACATCCTCGCCTACATCGAAAAAGACCTCAAGCGCGCGGCTGCGCACAACGCCGCGCTTCGCACCTTCTGACCAGGAGACCTGACATGAAGAACCGCGGGCGGAGGCAACATCGTCCGCGTGTCACTCGCCACGCAAGCGGACTACGGGAGTGGCGACCCGGCGTATGCCACCGACTTCCCGCGCGCCATCGACCCGAGGGATTGACTATGGACGGACCGACCTCACTCCAGGAGCTGCTCGAACGCATCCGCCTCCTCAGCGGCAAGGCGGAGACCATCGAAATCGAGTTCTTCGGTCACGCAGAGCGCGACGATTTGTCGAGGCTGCTCGTGACCTATCCCGACGGCCAGCAGGCGGAGATTCTCGTCATCAGCAAGGACATCGCCGACGAGATTCGCGCGCTGGACCAGACCACCACCACCATTCACTGAAGGAGACATGACATGAAGCGCGCACGCAAACCCCGACCCCTCACGTTGCTCCAGAAGCGCACGTTCCTCGCGGCCATCCCCGTGCCTCCGGGCATGCTCGCGTCGTTCCACGACGAGCAGCAGGACCGCTGGAACACGAAAGCGCAGAAGACCCTGCCCGAGCCGGTGCCCACGGCCATCTTCGCCGGCGACGGGGTGACCATCCGCATCGAGATGAACGGCAACGGCGATTACATGCACGGCTGCGGGCACACGAACTTCACCACTTGCCACGGCGAGCGCACTTACGACCGCACCGGCGTCGACGACAGCTTCTACGTGCACGCGGCATGGCTCAAGACGCCCGCGGAGACGCCGGAGCAGGTGGGCGCGACGCTCCTGGAGCAGTTGGCGCGCGTCGCCAAGTCGCGCGAACACGCCAAGCAATCGGTCATCGTGCCTGGTCTCGGCTACTCCGTCACGCCGGAGCAGCGCGCCAAGTACACGGCCGACCTCATCGCCGGTCACGCCGTCCGGTTCACCCCGTCCGGCTTCGGCACGGGCTACAGCCTCACCATCCTTCGGCGGTCGCGCTGGGACAAAGCCGCGAAGCCGGAGACGGCCGCGTTCTTCGGGGTCCGTGCGCTCTTCATCGAAACCTTGGACTGCGACTGATGAGATATGACATGGCAACGAAACGATGGAACGCGCACCTGGAGCGATTGCCCGGAGGCAATCAGGTCGTATTGCAGTTCTACCTGATGACGGTGCGCATTCCTCAGGTCGAATGGCAACGCATCACGGACGAATTGTTCCCCCAGAGCGAGGCTCCGGTATCGCGATGGGACGTCGGCCAATACGCCGACGTGCAATCACTCAACTGGCCGCGTCCTTGCGGACGCTGCGGCCAGTGGCACACGACCGACATTGCACGTGCGGCATGCAGCCGCAAGGAGGACCTGTGAAACTCTACCCGGATTGCAGTTGCGGCCACCTGGAGACGATGCATCGCCGGATGCGCAACTACTCGCGCGCCTGCAAGTCGCATGGCTGTGGCTGCGACGACTACGACCCCCGTGTGACGTGCGCGGGGTGCGGGTCCACGACGAACACCGCCGAGTGGATCAAGGCGCGCGGTGAAGCCGCACCGCAGGAGTTCTGCGAGACGTGCCGCACCGTGCCCGGACACGCGTTCCTCGCCCGGCCACGCACGCTGGAGACACGACGATGACGCTCCGCTTCGTCCTCGAAATCGAAACCGGCCGGCACGAGGGTCACGCTTGGGAAGTGAACCGCGTCGCCGGTCCGCCCATCAACCCAGCGGACGTGACGATTGGCGAACTCGACTCGCTCGCGGCCACGTCGATGCTCCTCACGCGGCTCCTCGGCCGCAACGTCCGCATCGTCCAGGAAGGGTGACATGACAGAACCCAACAACATGCCCGACTCGTTCGACCGCACACTCGGTTCTCTCGAAGGCTTGCCCGACGTGGTGCAGGTGAAAGCGACGACGGTCCGCGTGACCACCCCGCTACTGGGCAAGGCGCAGACATTCATCGTGCAGACGATTCGTCAGCGCGACGTCGGCGACTTCGTGTTCCTCGAATACGTCGACGCGGAGGGGTCGACGCGGATGGTGATTCCGCCGAAGGTGACCGAGGTCATCGCCAGGCACCGCGACGCCATCGGCGCGCGGATTCGATCGCGCGCAGCCAAGGCGAAAGCCGCGGACCGCAAGGCGCGCGGACTCAAGCCTGGATACATGATGTCGCCGGCCGCAGAACGCCGGGCGACGGTGCTCGTGACCGATGGGTCGCTCCGGGTCACGAAGGGTCGGAAGAAGAAGCGCGCCAGCCGGCGAGACGACTCCCCCTTCCACCCCGGAGGGTAGGCGACCACCAGGGCGAGCCGGGTGTGGACCCCTTCCGCTGGGGTCCCCTCGGCTCCCGGCTCGCTCCACGGGTCGCTGGCGTGGGCTGGGAAGGCGTCCAGGACCGAGCGGTCCCTTGCCGGCTGGAACGCTCCGGTGCGGTCTCTTCCGCTCAGTATCGGTCACAAGCCGCAACCCTAGGATTATCATTCGGTTGCAAAGAAAGAGAGGTTGAGCTTACGATTTTGCGTGCTTCAGGGTCCGACTTCGGGCATAATGATGGTCCCCCGAGGGACCGATGGCAAGAAAGACGAGACAGGACATGGACAGAATGAGAGAACGGTTGCGAGAAATGATGCTAGACATGACCAGACTGGACCCGGCCTGCACCGCTTCCACCGCGTAACGTCCCATGACGTTCCGCCACCGGACCCGCGCGGCGTTGCGCAGCCGTCCCGTACAGCTCGCGCTGTCGTTTCCGACCTCTGTGCCCGACCCGGCGTACAAAGCCGCGTTGGTCGCGCAGATTGCCCGCGACATGGCCACACTGCGCATGCCGCGGGACTTCCATCAGCCCAGCACCGCGTTCTACGAAGAACGCATGACCATGTATCGCGAAGCGTGCCGGAGGTGCGCATGACCTGTCGCGAATTCACCGATGCCGTGCGTCGCATGACCGCACCGTGGCCGACGCCGGTGCCCGACTACATCTACCAGACCATCGCATGCAACTACGCCAGCCGCAAGACCGCGTTCTTCACAGCCGGCGAAATCCGCGGGAAGATGATCCTCGCGGGCGACGAGATCCTCACCCCTCCCACGCGGGAGAACACGTCTATGCAACTTCGGCAGCAGGAGACACAACATGACCGCCACCATCAACGCACAGACGATTGACCTCGCGTCCAACCCCGGAGCCGTGACCCGCAGCGTCCAGTCGCAGTGGTACGCGCGCCCGGCGGACCAGAAGTTCCCCTCGCTCGACGCACTCCACGCGTACGTCAGCGACCGACGCAAGCGCGCGATGGCTTACGACACCGACGTCATGCACCTGTCCTTCGCGGTCAACGCCGACAAGCGGTTGATCGACACGAAGGCGGTCGTCACGATCGACAAGAAGAAGACGACGCTCGCGGTGGACCCGACGCACTGGGCCTTCGGCCAGGTCTGCACCGCAGTGAGCGCACCGGCCGGCTACTTCCGCGAACAGCTCGCCGATCGGCCGGACATCGTCGTCACCGCGTTGAACTACGGAGCCGCGAAGCACGCCAGCGAAGGCGTCAAGCTGCTCGTCGTCGACCGGAAGAACGGCGACGGCATCCCGCGATTGTCATCGGTGACGTCGCCCACCTACGGTCGCATCTGGGACGCCGACTGCACGGCTGCAGCCAAGCGCATCATCGACGCGAGCAACGGGAAGTTCTTCTCGCCCAAGGACTGGTCACGCGAGAAGCTGGCGCTCTTCGGCAGCGACCGTGACGTGTTCATGTTTTTCATTGACGGAGGAAGCATCGTCGATGGTGGCGGGGAGCGCGACCAACTCCACCGCGGCTTCTTCCTCTGGAACAGCGAAGTCGGATCGAAGACCTTCGGCATCGCGACGTTCCTCTTCCGCGGAGTTTGCGGCAATTTCGGAATCTGGGGTGCGGAGGATGTCCGGGTGCTCAAGATTCGCCACACCAGTGGCGGACCCGCGCGCTTCGTGACGGACGCCATCCCCGCGCTCGAAGCGTACACCACCGCCAGCGCGAAGCCGCTCGAAGACGCCATCCGGAAGGCGAAGCAGATCGCGCTCCCGTCGGACACCAAGAAGTTCACCGACTTCTTCCAGAGCAAGGGATTCAACGGTGCCGAGATCAGACGGGCCGTGGTCTTCGCGGACACCGAAGAAGGTCAGCACGGGACGCTCTGGGACATGTACAACGGGTTCACCGCGGTGGCGCGACACATGGCCTACGTGGAAGCCGCGGTGGATCTCCAGAAGCGCGCGGGCGCGCTGCTCGAAGCGGTGATGTAGTCGTGAAGCAACGTCACGCGGAGTCCAAGGACAACACCCTCAACGACGTCTACCGCGAAGTGCGGTTCTGGGCGACGCTCATCGAACGCCGGGTGGAGACGTTGGACTCCGCGTACGAGCAGATTATCATGACGCCTCGGCAAGCGAAGCTGCTCGGCGTGCCGTACACCATTGGTGCGACGCGTGAAATGCTCTTCCGCGAGCAAGTGGCCGCGGGATTGCAACAGTGGTCAGTCACCGGCATCAAGCCGACCGTGGAAAAGGAGGCGGTCAAGTGACCGTCCGGGTACCCCTCGAATCGTTGTTTGGCATGTCTGCTGCATATCGCAGCGTCCGTTCGTCAACCACGTTCAGTTCAGGAGACACGACCATGGCTAAGAAGACCACCCCGAAGAAGACCACCCCGAAGCCGAAGACGAAGAAGGAAACGTCCGAGGACGTTCTCGCACGGAACAACGCCAAGGCCATCGACGCGATGCGCAAGTCCGCAGCCGCACCGAAGCCGGAGCCGAAGGCGAAGACGGTCACCATGACCGTGCCGAAGGCGAAGCCGGCCGCGGAGCCGAAGGCGAAGAAGGCGAAGGGCATCCTCCCGTCCACCGACACGTCGAAGGTCCGCGGGCGAAAGAAGGGGACGCTCGGGTTCAAGTGGGTCAAGGACTACAAGGCGGACGAGTGGCCGTCGAAGCTCGAGACCAACATCATCCTCGCGATGAAGAAGGTCGGCAACGGCACGTCGGGCGACGTCATGATGGTGGCCGAGAAGACCGGCCTGGACGACGACCTCACACGCCAGGACCACAACAAGGTGGTCTGCCACGTGCTCGGCAAGCTGCTCAAGGCGGGCATCATCGCGCGGACCGATGCGAAGGTGAAGGCGAAGCCGGCCGCGGAGCCGAAGGCGAAGAAGGCGAAGAAGGCGAAGAAGGCGGTCAAGATGGACGTGGCCGTCGCCGCACCCGAGGTTGCTGCGCAGGCCTAGGCGACCACCAGGGCGACGGACGCGGGGGGGGGGGTCCCCCAGCCTCCCCCCGTCCGTCGCGCCTCGTTCCAGGAGCCGCTGAACATGCGTATCGTGACCGTGACATTTCGCGTGACACCCGGCCAGGTCGACACCCTGGCACGCGCGCTGAGTCTCGACCACTACGAAGTCGGCACGGTCGTTCTGGATAAGTTTATCCGGGACGCCGTGCTGACCGCGTACGGACAGCTCGAACGCACCGCACCCGGCCGGGCGCAGGTCATGACGATCACACGAAAACGACGTCGCGCGTAGCGGAGGACACGACATGATTGGTACCGTTCGCATTGACGATAACAGCCGCTCCCGCGGCTTCTGCTTCATCAGAGGCGCAGACGGCTTGGACTATTTCACTCACTGGAGCGAACTGAGAGGAGGACTCAATATCGACACCGTGCTGCGCGACCAGCGTGTGGTCTTCGTGTCGACGACCGGCGTGAAAGGCCTGAAGGCGAACGAAGTCTTCCCGATCACGGGGAACGAGGCCTAGATGGCGCGCGTCGTGATGGACCGCTCGTTGTATCCGCACCAACGCGAAATGCTCGCGTGGGCGCAGCAACGGGACACCATCGCGCTCTTCGTCCAGATGCGCCTCGGCAAAACCCCGGTCACCATCCGCTGGGCACACGACGACCGGGCCGTCCTGGTGGTCGCACCGCTCTCCACACTCAGTCGCTACGGATGGTCACGCGAACTCGAACTCGAACACGTCCGGCCGGTGCATCGGCTCTACGAGATTCCCAACAAGCGACGCCGCGCGTTCATGCAGCAGACGTCACTCCGCGGCTGGTTCCTCATCAACTACGAAGGCCTCCGCGTCGCGCCGTGGCTGCTCTCGCTGCCCTGGAGCACGCTGGTGCTCGACGAGTGTGTCGTTGAAGATACACTAGTCTCAACACCCCAAGGACCGAGACCCATCGCATCGATTCGACCAGGAGATCCGATATTCACGAGGACCGGAGTGGGGACGGTGCGCAACGTTTGGACCCGCGCAGTCGTGTCGCTCGTGACGGTGAAAACGACGATTGGCACCGTGCTGTGTTCCGAGCACCACCCATTCCGATGCGGTGCAACGTGGGTAAATGCTGCGGATTTGAAGAAAGGAGATCGGCTTGTCTGCAATCTACGATCGTTCAGCAGCGATGCGAAAAGCGATCAAGGCCTGGTATCTGACCATGGCACCCGAGGAACGATCTCGACGCGGGCGTACCAACAACCGTATGTACGATCCAGCGGTCCGGGCCAAGATATCCACGACATTGAAACAAATGGGGCATCGGCCACCGATACAAGGAGGCAACGGCAAGCCGATCCCGGAACCGCAGCGAATGCTGCACGAGGCGCTTGGACGCGGTTGGCATCTGGAGCATCCCGTTTCGCTCGGTCCACGGCAACCACCATTTCCGACTTGCTACAAAATCGACATTGCGAATCCGAAGCACAAAATCGGAATCGAGGTCAACGGAACCGGCCACCCTACGAGTTTACGGGGAATGGATCTCAAGAAACAACGCAAACTGGAGTCGCTTGGGTGGAAGATGTTTCGGTTCAAGAACCGGGAGATCCTCACGGCGACCGATACCGTCGTCCAGACGGTTCGTACACGCTGTGGGATCTAGAAATTGACGGAGACCCTTCGTTCTACGCTAACGGAATCCTCGTTCACAATTCAACCAAGATCCGGACCCCGCGGGCGCAGATTACCAAACTCCTTACCAAGTGCACCGCGCACATCCGACGCCGGGCCATCCTCACCGGATTGCCCAACCCCGAATCTCCCCTTGACTACTTCACGCAATTCCAGTTCTTGCATGGTGACTTCCTCGGGTCAACGAACTACTACCAGTTCCGCCACCGGCATTATCAACAGGTGACGTATGACTGGGTTCCGAGACGCGGAGCCATCGGCCGGATCAAGGGAGAGGTGCATCTACTCGCCTTCGTCCTCACCCGTGCCGAGGTCGGCCTGGGCAATCACAAGGACCGCCAGGTTCGCGTGGTGCCATGCGCGCCGGTCGTCGCACGGCTGCAACGTCAAGTACTCCAGGACTTCGCGTGTGGCGACCTGGAGACCAAGTGGTCCCCCGTGCAGCAGACGTGGCTTGCGAAGCTAGCCGGTGGCTACTCGCCAGACAACGAGCTGGTGTCCGACCTCAAACTCCGGGAACTGGAAGATCTCGTCACCGGAGAACTGCGCGGCGAGTCGCTCGTCGTATGGTTCCGGTTCAACCACGAACTGCACGAAGCCGCGCGTCGACTGGCGCAACACGAGCCGGTCGCCGTCATCTATGGCGACACACCCAAGCCGGAGCGGTCCACCATCCAGGAGCGGTTCCTCGCGGGGAAGGTGCGCATCCTCTGCGCGCAAGTGAAATGCGGGCAGTACGGGATGAACCTCTCGCGCGCCAGCACCGCGATTTACTACAGCAACGCATGGGACTACGAAGTGCGCGCGCAATCGGAAGACCGCATCGAACACATGGACAAGCACGAACCCTTGCTGCTTATCGATCTGGTGACGAAAGGGTCGACCGACGAAGGTGTGCTCGCCGCGCTCGGGCACAAGGCCATCAGCGCGCGGACCTTCTCCATGCGCATGTTGGAGGAGATGAAGAAGCTCTGGGCGAAAGGCATGACAAGGAGGGTGGCATGAGTGGTGGTTACACCGACGCGAATACACCATTCTCGGAACACGGCCCGAGCGAGCGACATGCGAAGAGAATGGACGAGACCGGCCGCGCGAAGACCCACGCGACGCGTGTGCTCGAATATCTGTATACCGTCGCTCTGAAGCGCGGAAAGAGCGATGCCGAAATGCAGACCGAGATGGAAGAATTCAGCCAACTACGAGATCCGGGTTCGTCGCAACGACCAGCACGAGACACGTTGTACCGCGTTGGCTTGTTAGAACGGTTGATGCCACACGCGGGCGCAGCTAACGGTGAAGACGTATACCGTTGGCGTCCGAGCGTGTTCGCGAAGATTCAACTCGGATGGGGAACATGGGAACGCATTGTCCAGGCCATCCGCGAAGGTGGTCGGTGGTGCGAAGCGAGCGAAGACGACAAGCACCACTTCGTGTGCCGATGTTGCGGGCGGACGCGCGATGAGATTCTTGACAAGCCGGGGTCACCGCACCCCGCAAGTTACCGGCCAGACCCGGAAGAAGAGGATGACGACGAGTGAAGAGGAAAGCAATGTTCACCATCGACCCTGGCGTCAGCGGCACGGGCTGGGTCGCTTGGATCGATGCGCAGCCGGTTGCTGCGGGGATCGTCGAAACGCTGCCCGGTGCACCATGGGAAGCGCGCACCGAGAAAGTCGTCAAGCATTTGAGCAAGGCCTACGAACTCCTTATCGTGCACACCGGCTATCCACACCCGATGGTCATCTGCGAGATGATGGAGTTCTACCAGACCGCGAGCGGAAGCGCGCCATGGGTCACGGGCGACCTGCAGCGCATCCTCGTGCTCGCGGGATGGTTCTGCGGGCAGGTGGGTGTGCCCGCGAGTCGGGTCGTCTTCGTCCGGCCGTCGGAATGGAAAGGACAGCTCCCGAAGAAAGTCGTGACCGCCCGCGTCACGAAGCTGCTGGGAAAGGAGACATGCGATCGACTGAGACTAACGTCGCACGCGTGGGACGCCGCGGGCATCGGCCTGTGGTATCTGGAGAAACTGTGAGAGGAGACACGACATGAAGAAGGTGAAGATGGTGGTCGGTCGGGTGCAATTCTACGACCCGCGCGCTCATGGCGTCAACGCGACGCTGCTCTCGCGGTGGAAGGCCTGCCGGCATCGCGCGTTGCTCGATCTCAATGGGTGGACCCCGCGGCTCGTGTCCGTTGGCGGGATCTACGGACAGGTCGTCCACTCCGCGTTGCAGCACGTCTACGACCACGTGCGCATCGGCAAGCTGAAGTCCTACCAGGGGATCAAGGACAAGGATTACGCGACCGTGCTCGATCACGCGTTCGTGTCCTGGAAGAACGAGAATCCGCGGGCGTCCGCCGAGGTCATCCAGAAACTGGAGATGGTGCGGTTGCTCGCGGAGACCGTGCTCCCACTCTACTTCCGGTATCACGCCAAGGACTTCACGGACATGCAGTGGGGACCGCCCGAGCAGCCGTTCAAGCTGCCCTACCGCGTCGACGTGCCCGGCTTCGGGATCGTGGAGACGTTCCTCAAGGGACGCATCGACGGGTCGTTCACCCGGCCGGACGTGAAGAAGGCCAGTCTCACGTTGCTCGAGACGAAGACCAAGTCGCGTGTGGACCCCGGCTCGTTGGTCGACATGCTCCCGCACGACATGCAAGTGTCCATCTACTTGAAGGCGATGGTGCTCGCCGGCCAGCAGCCGAATGCGCTGCTGTACAACGTCGTGCGTCGACCCGGCTTTCAGCAGGGTGCGAAGGAGACGCTCCCCGATCTTGCCACGCGCATCATCAAGGACATTGAGAAGCGCCCGGAGTTCTACTTCCTCCGCTTCAGGATGGACCTGTCGAAGAACGACCTGGCGCGTCAGTCCGCGGAGGTCGACGCGATTGTCATTGACTTCATCCGGTGGTGGGCCGGCGAAGTCGCGCACTACAAGAACTCCGACTGGTGCGAGAATAAGTACGGCCGGTGCGAGTTCCTCGGCACGCTCTGCGGGGGTCCGGACGAAGGCAAGCCAAATCCCGCGCGCTTCTACAAGCGGAAGACCCCGTTCCGGCAAGGCGAAGACGACCTCGTGTAGAAAGGAGACCACCGATGCAGCGGTTTGAAACGACTGACACCGTGATCCTCGGGGGAGGTCTCATCGGCCATCTGGCCGCGAGCCTCTTCCCCGAGGCGCGCGTCTTCGACCGACGCGTAGAACCGGCCGGGTTCGACGTGACTCACCAACCCGGTGCGCATTACCTGTGGGCACCATTGGAGGGATTGGAGAACGACGAGATCCGCGTCCTCACGCGGATTGATAATCGGGTGGCGACGCCGGAGTCCATCGCCGCGTACAAAGCGAAGGTCGCCGAGCCGTTGCCATCATCCACGCGCGCCAATGGCGAGGCCAGTTACCGATTGCACCAGTTCGATCCGGAGATGAGCGGTTGGCGTGCGAAGCTTCCGCCCGTCACGGTCGAGTGGAACCGTGCGGTCAAGTTGATTGATCCGGCCGACCGGACTATCGTGTTGGAAGACCGTAGCGTCCACTACGGACGGTTGATCAACACAATTCCACTGAAGGCGTTGTGCTCGATGCTGATCGGGCATCCCTTTCCGCAGATGGAGGAGTTGGTCAATCGGCCCATCTACGTTGAGACGTTGAAATTCTCGGCTCCGCCATTCGACTTCGGACCGATGGAGACGCTCTACGTTGACTACATCACCGACCCCACCGCACCGTACTACCGCGAGACGCATCAAGCCGATGGCACCGTGCAACGCGAGGCGTTACGTGCCTACACGCAACCAATGTTCTACGTGCAACCCGGCAAGTTGGTAGCGCACGACGCCGTCCCCGACACACTCGCCACGCTCGCCGGTTACCACACGTACAGCTTCGGACATTACGGGACGTGGGACCCCGACGAACTCACGCATCACACATGGGAGAAGCTGCGGCAGTTCGCTGCGGCAATCGATAACGAACCATCGATGGGCGATTTGCAGCGCATCGCTGACGCGGGGGACGAATGAACGATCTCAAGGAACTCTGGGACGATCAAGCCGCGTTCAATCGGTTGCTCCGGGCGTTGCCGGCGAACGAAGACGAGCGGATGCAACAGACACGTGAGATCGTGCTGCATCTCGAGAGCGAACTCCACGAGTTGCTCGCGACCTACTCGTGGAAGTTTCACCGCAACCGGCCGCACGTCCTCAACACGGCCCAGCGTGAGGAGGAACTCGTCGACATCTTCAAGTTCTTCTTGACGCTCGCGCAGATCCAAGGCACGTCGGTCGACTCACTGGTGGAAGCCTACTGGCGGAAGACGGCCGTCGTGCGGCAACGCTACGCCCAGGAGTGGGTGCATCGGGTGGACCGACCATACGTCGTGGTCGATATCGATGGCGTGCTCTGCGACTACGCAGCCGGGTTTAGCCAGTGGATTATCAATCGGACGCCCGGCTTGGTCGACGAAGTCGCGCGTCAGCGCACACTGGACGATCACCGCTGGTTGGATGCGGAGTCCATCGGCATCACGCGTCACGAATGGGCCACACACCAACACGAGTTCCGAGTGACGGGTGGCAACCGCGCGTTGCCGGCGTTCATGGATGCGGTGCCATTCCTTCGCAACTGTCGCGCGGCCGGATACCTGATTGTCCTCTTGACCAGCCGACCGATCGATCAGTATCCGAACATCTACACCGACACCGTCCAGTGGCTCACGCGCCAGGGGATGGAGTTCGACGTTGTGTGGTGGGCGCAGCACAAAGGCGACTTCCTCGCGCTGCAGTCCATGCCGCACGATTGGTTCCGCTTCTACGTCGACGACGACCTCACGTTCGTGCAGCAGGTCGCCAAGACCGGCTACGCTCCGGTCTACTGGCTCCGTCGCGGCATGGACACACCTCCGGGACTCGACGTCGGTGCCGGCGTCATCCCGGTCTCTTCACTTACCCAGGTTGTGCGACATGTGACTAACAAGGAGGTTCTGTGACAGTAGCGCTCCACCGACCATGCGCGCGGTTCACCGGCGAAGAGCCGCGCGCCATCACCCATCGCGGACCCGCAGGATTGGAGGTCAAGCTGGTTGCCTGGAACGGACCGACGTTCCCGGTGCTCTACGACGTACTGATGTCCGGAGCTGGCGATGAACCCTCGCGGCTGTCGGAAGAGTTCAGACCGGAGATGCGCGAGCCGTTCGCACCGCAGGCGATTCAAGCGGAACACCGCATGGGGTGGACCGACTTGAGCGATTATCAAAAGCAGGTCCTCACCGCGATGTTCGCGATGAAGCTGCTGCCGACCCCGATGGAGGCGATCTCGTTCACGTTCCTGATCAACAACGTCGCGCGGGCGACGACGCATCAACTGGTGCGCACGCGCGTGGGCGCGTCGTTCGCGCAGAACTCCGGCCGGGTCAACGACTGGCGACACAAGGCGTGGTCCTGTCCGGAGACCATCGCGCGCGTCATCGCCGAATACGACCGCGGCCGGGAACTCCCACTGAACGAATACGGGGTGCAGACCGAAGCGTGCCTATTCGACGAAGCGCCGATTGACGCGTATCTGAAGAAGCTGGACGAAGACCGCACCGAAGATGACCTCGCCGTCGGTGGGCCGACCTCACTCCACGACGCCGTGTTCCGCCACCTCCAAGAAGGGCGACGGCTCTACGCCGCGTTCGTGGACGCGGGCGTCCCGCACCAAGACGCGCGCCGGGTGCTCACGATGGGCACGGAGACGTTCATCTACGACAAATACAACTACCTCGCGCTCGCGGGCTTTCTGGCGAACCGACTCGAACACACGATGGAGTGGGAGATCAACTGCATCGCCCAGTTGATGCTGCGCGAAGTCAAGATGCGGTGCCCGCGGGTCTACTCCCAGTTCCTGATGTCGCGCTCCGACAAGACGAAAGTCTGCGCGGTAGGCGACGATTCCGCGGAGTGGTCGTGGGATGGCAAGCATCCGCACGCACCGAGCTACGTGCAGCCGTTTCCACCAGCCTACAGTCCACTGCAGAACCCGTACTGGGTCTTGCATCCGGACGCGATGGCCGGTGGGCCTATCGTGTGGATCCCGACCAACGGGACCTACCCGTGGGAGATTGTCAATCCGCAGAGGCTGGACCCCGTCTGCGACGCGTGCGGTGCGGAAGTCCACGTCAACCCCGATACGAAGCTGTGTTCAGATTGCGCGCGGGCGCAGGGAAGGTAGCCATGGCCGTTGTGCGACAAGTCGGGCACCGAGTGAAAATGTCGGACCTCAAAGACGATGAGACGCCGCGGAAGCGTCGGTCGATCGAAGCGGCGTCCGACTACAAGCTGCCCGACACCATCTCGGAACCGAGCGAACACCTCGGTGCGTATACCATGATGATCTTCGGCGAGAAGAAGATCGGGAAGACCACGCTCGCGGCCGAATTCCCGAAGGCGTGCTTCCTCTTCTTCGAGCCGGGCGGTCGCGGCTTGCGCGTGTTCTCGTCGTTGATCAACGACTGGACCGACGCGAAGGCTGCACTCAAGGCGTTGAAGAAGGACGAGAAGTTCCAGACCATCGTGGTCGACACCGCGGACCTCGCCTACAAGCTGGCGGAATCGGCCGCGTGTAAGCGACTAGGTATCGATGACCCCGGCGATGCGGCCTACGGGAAGGGGTGGCGCGCGGTGCGCAAGGAGTTCGAGGCGTGGCTCACCGGCTTGGGTCTGTGCGGGAAGGGTCTGATTATCATCTCGCATTCGTCCGAGCAAGAGGTCCAGGCCAAGGACGGCAGCTCCTACGATCGCATCATGCCAACGATGGCGAAGCAGGCGCGCGAAATCGTCGACGGCATGGTCGACATCTGGGCGTACTACGGCTACGAAGGGCGACGCCGCGTGCTCCAGATCGAAGGGGATGAAACTGTCTCCTGCGGGCACCGGCTCACCGAGCGGTTCCGCACGGCCGATGGCGAGCGACTCCGGTCGATCGACATGGGCAAGTCCCCCAAGGATGGCTACCGCAACTTGGTGGCCGCGTTCCAGAACGAATACGTCGCGCCATCGGTGCCGATGGCCGTCAAGAAGGCGAAGAAGCGGTAACCCGGAGCGCGCCTATGGTGGGCGCGCTTCATCATCACAGAGGACAGAACAATGGCAAAGCAGAAGGCTGGCAAGGTTGACATCAAGGCGACGATGGCGCACATCGACAAGTTCTTCAACAAGGCGAAGAAGCGCGCGATCGAAGCCGGCGACACCGCACTGCCCGAGTACGACGACGGCCGCTACATCGCGCGCCTCATGAGCGCGACGCTGTGCAAGTCGGCGTCGTCCAGCCGGGACCAGGTCGACTTCGCGTGGAAGTTCGTCGACGGCGAATACGCCGGCAAGACGAAGCACGCCTACAACGGCATCGAGACCGACCAGAACTTCGAATACTTCCTCCGCGACCTCAAGCGGCTCGGATTCGAGATCGACGAACTCGACTCCAAGGACATCCCCGATCTCCTCGACGGCATCGGCAAGACGAAGCCGCACCTCCTCTGCCAGATCGTGCTGAAGACGAAGAACGACTTCCAGAACGTCTACATCAACTCGCTCCTGGAAGATGACGACGAGGAGACCGAAGAGGCCGAGGCGTCGAAGGACGACGAGGACGACGACGACGACACGAAGGCGCGTGCCAAGAAGGCGAAGAAGGTCAAGAGGCCGGTGGAAGAGGAAGAGGAAGAGGAAGAGGAAGAGGAAGAGGAAGAGGAGAAGCCGGCGAAGAAGGTGAAGAAGGAGAAGCCGGCTGCGGAGGTCTCCGAAGAGGAAGAAGACCCGGCTCCGAAGAAGAAGAAGGCGAAGCCGGTCAAGGAAGAGGAAGAGGAAGAGGAAGACGACGACGACGACGACGACGAGGAAGAGGAAGAGCAGCTGCACATCTCGGTTGGCTCCGAGGTGATCGTCGAGACCAAGGACGGCCAGGTCAAGGCCACCATCCTGGAGATGTTCCCCGACGAGCAGAAGATCCGCGTCGAGACCGAGGACGGGAAGAAGCTGCGGCTTCCGGCCGAACGCGTCGTGTCGTTGGTGGAGAAGACCACGAAGAAGGCGAAGAAGAAGTAGCGTCGGCGCGCTACGGTGGGAGGCGGTCCGGTCTGCAGCCGGGCCGTCTCCCGGTTTACCATTCACCTTCTCCGGAGGTCTCCATGAATGCGCCGACGTTGACTCTGGCCGCGCAGAATGCGGCCGTCGAATTGTTCTACGATGACGCTCACGATGTGCTCGTGGGCAAGTCCCGCGACTACGCACCCGAAGGCATCCCGCTTCTCAACGTGCTCGACTCCTGTCGCAAGTGGGGTCTGCAGCCGTTGCAGGTGCTGGGCATCGCCTACCAGAAGCAGGAGACCGCGCTCTCGCGCTTCGTGCGCGGGGAAGCGCTCGACACGGACTCCCCGCGGAGTCGCCTGATCGACGCGGTGAACTACCTCGCGTTGATGGCATTCTACATCCAGTTCCAGCACCGTATTCACGAGCAGTGGGAAGTATGGCTGCGCGCTCAGCCATGCGTCTGCACACATTCGGCTCGATGCGAACGGTGCGCGCGACTCGAATGGGTGGAAGCATGCCGTCCTACCCGATGAACGTGCGGACGAAGTTGGTCGCCTTCGACACGGAGACCACCGGGGTCTATCCGTGGGGAGGCAATCGCATCGTCCACTACGAATTTGGCACCAAGATTCGTCGACACATCGCGCGTCGCATCGCGCCCGCGCGTCCGTTCATCTTCTCGTTCTGCGACTCGGATGGTAATACGGACGTGGTGCGGTGGGACGTGGACCCCATCACGCGTCGCGTCAAGATGGGCGCGCGGGCAGACGAAGTCCGGGCCGTACTCGCCGACCCCACCATCACGAAACTGGGGCACAATCTTCGGTTCGATTTGGTGATGGCGGAGATGTGCGGCTTCGCGGTCAACGGACCGTGCTACGACACGATGATCCTCGCGCACCTCGCCACCGCGGGGTCTGCCTTCACCTACGCCTTGAAGCCGTTCTGCAAGAAGTATCTCGACTACGATGACGCGGATGAAAAAGCGCTGGAGCACGCCATCGTCCGTGGCCGAGCGCGAGCGCGCAAGTTCGAGTGGTCGTATGCGACGCAAGCGTTCGCCGGGAAGAAGCCAGCGAAGGCTGACTACTGGATGGATCGAGACGGTCTGGTCGAAGCCTACGCAACGGGCGACGTCATCCGCACCATACTGCTGTGGAAGGCGTATCACCAGGACGTCCTGCGCGACGATGGACTCCGGTATCTCTTCAACCGCGAGCATCGGCTCTTTTGGGTCCTCAAACGAATGGAAGCGCGCGGCGTCCGGGTCTTCCCGAAAGACATCGAGCGTCTGGAGCGCTTCTACAACGACTACATCGTGAAGCAAGTCAAGGTCGCCTACGCCAATGGTGGCCGCGGTCTCAACATTCGGTCCGTGCCGCAGATGTGCCAGAAGTTCTACGGCGAACGTGGTCACGACGCGGTCTACACGGAACACGGCAACTGGTCGCTCAACGGCGAACAACTCCAGCGACTCGCGGAGAAGGACCCGCTTGCCAAGGCCACGCTGGAGATCAAAGCAGCCGAGCAGGTGAAGTCGGTGTTCCTCGCATCGTATCGCCGGTTGATGGTGAGAGAAGCGCCGGGTGTGTGGGTCTTGCACCCGAATTTCAAACAGACCGGAGCGGCCACCGGCCGGCTGTCGTGCGGTGACCCGAATCTGCAGCAAGTCGCGTCGGAGACCACCGGCCGACGCAAAGCCGAGATCGCCGCGCGCCCGCGCGAAGCGTTCGGACCGCGACCGGGGTATCTCTGGTACATGCCCGACTACTCGCAGATCGAAGTGTGGCTGTTCGCCTACATGTCAGGCGAGCGCGGCATGCAAGACCTGCTGATGACCGGGTACGATTTCCATTCGGCCGTCGGCGAGCGCGTCTTCGGAGAGTATCCCGATTACGCGGAGAAGAAGTCCTACTACCGGAAGTGCGCCAAGTTGATCATGTTCTTGATTCTCTATGGCGGTGGCGCAGCCGTGTTGATGGACCTGCTGAAGACCGACAGCCAGTCAGAGGCGCGCGAGTTCTTGCGCGTCTACAAGTCGAAGTTCCCAGGCATTCAGCGCTACATGGACGAGATCATCGAGAAGGCGAACAGCGAAGGCGAGTTGAGAAACGTCTTCGGCCGGCGATACGAATTCGACCCTGGCTTCGGCTACCGCGGCGTGAACTACATGATCCAGGGGACGGCGTCCGAAGTCATGAAGAACGCGATGATCTACGTGGACTCGTATCTCGATACCACGTGGGACGGGCGCGCATACATCATCAACACGATCCACGACGAACTGTGTATCGAAGTGCCGGTCGCACTCCATCGGAATCTCAAGAAGCGTAAGGCGTTGATCGCGGGCATCGTGAAAGAGATGCAGCACGACTCGGCGCGCGTCGGCTTGCCAGTGCCATTTCCGGTCGACATTAAGTTCGTCTACAAGCGGTGGAGCAAGGCTGACGAATTCAAACTTCCCCCCGAGGTGCGCGGTGGCGCGCCGATGCGAGAGGCTTCATAGTGGCGAAGAATGGCGATCCGAACACGACATACAATCACCATCCACAGGTCTCGCTCAAGCCATTCGAAGACCACGGAGTCGTCTTCACAGGCGAGACTGGGAATCAAAGATACGGCCGGTGTCCGTTCACCGATAAGGAGGACAAGTTCTACGTCAACGTCGAGAACGGTCTGTGGGATTCGAAGACCGCGGGTCTCTCTGGGAACGTGAGTGACTTCTTGGAGGCCATGGCCCACGAGTATGAAGCCGCGCTGACCGAGAAGCACTTAAGCGCGCTCGCGGAGAACCGGAAGCTGCCCGTCGCGGCGTTCAAAGGGCATGGCCTGGGGTGGAGTGTGGACAAGACAGCCTACACGCTTCCGATCCGCGACCTGAATGGTAAAGTCGTCGACATTCGCTACGCGCGCTTGGGGAAGGCGTTCTTGTCGACGGCCGGCTGCAAGGTGGGATTGCTCGGTGCGCCCGCGCTGAAGAAGACGCCGGGTGCCGCGGTCGTCATCTGCGAAGGCGAGTGGGACTTCTTCGCGACGCACTGGACCGTGGTGAAGAAGTTGCACTTGCCGCTCGTGGTCGTCGCCGTGCCCGGAGCTGGTACGCTGAAGCCGGACTGGGTCGCGTGGATGACCGGTCGCGTCGTACATACGCTCTACGACCACGATGACGCGGGCAAGGAAGGCGAACTCGTCGCCCAGAAGAAGCTGGGCACCGCAACGACGAAGTTGACCTTCGTGCACTGGCCGAAGGAACTCCCCGACGGGTTCGACGCGCGGGATTGGTTCGTCTACGGAGCCGTCAAGCGCGAAGACCCCGAAGGCTCGTGGAAGAAGCTGCAAGGGTTGTTCCGTCCAGAGACACGACTGGCTACGGAGGCGATGAAACCGCAGACCATGGTCGTACGCAAGCGGAAGAACGACAACGGCACCGAGTCGAAGACAACCGACGCGGTGACGTTGCCGGAGTTGCATGCGTCATTCAACAAGTGGTTGCTCCTGAAGAACAACGACGCGGTCGACGTGACCTTGGCTGTCGTATTGTCCCAGCGATTGCCGGGCGACCCCGTGTGGATGTTCATGGTGGGACCTCCGGGAAGCGGCAAGACGGCGACGCTGCAGCCGCTGTCGGATGCTACCGACTACGTGCATGTCGTCAGTTCGATCACACCGCACACGCTGATCTCGGGTGCCTCCGGGCCGGGCGGAGCGGACCCGAGTCTCATTCCGCGATTGAACAACAAGACGCTCGTCGTGAAAGACTTCACGGTCCTCCTCGGGATGCACGAGCAGACGAAGGAGGAGATCTTCGATATCTTCAGAGACGCGTACGACGGCAAGTGTGCGAAGGAATTCGGGAACGGCATCATCCGCCGATACGAGAGCCGCTTCACCGTGTTGGCCGCGGTCACGACCGTCATCTACGACGCGGCCGCATCGCACGCCGCGTTGGGCGAACGGTTCTTGAAGTTCTCGGTGGGTGATAATATCCACCACTACCGCGAAGAAGAAGTCATCCGGCGTGCGATGGACAACTCCATGAAGCCGGGTCCGGACATGGCATCGGACCTGACGCCGATGGTCGCGGCATTCCTCGACGACCGATGGAAGCACGCGGTCGACCCGACGGTTTCAGACGAATTCTTGACACGCATGGTACACCTGGGAAAGTTCACCGCGCGACTGCGCGGCACCATCTCGCGCGAGCAGTACAACCCGGAGATGATCAAGTCTCGCGCGGCGTCCGAAGTGGGGACGCGTCTCGGCATCCAGCTCACGAAGCTCGCGCGGGCGCTCGCCATGGTCTACGGACACACGGAGGTAGGCGAAGCGGAGTATCGGATTGTCAAAAAGGTGGCGCTCGATACGGTCACGCAGCGTGTGGAAGATTTCGTGCGTGCGCTGTGGCGCGCCAGTGCCAAGACCGGCGTGAACGCCACGACGCAGGAGATTGCGAAGGCGTCACGCTACCCGATGGCCACGACCAAGCGCGTGTTGGAGGATCTCGCCGCGTTGGACGTGATCACCTGTCACAAAGATGGACCCTACAAATTCAAATGGTCGTTGTCCGCGTATATCCTGAACGCGATCCTGGGCGCACGGCTCTACGAAGAGAAGACGGAACTGGAGCGCGTCTCTGTCAGCGAACAGCTCACCGTCAAGCGCCAGGAGGCGAAGAAAGTGCAGATCGTGTTCAAGCCGCAGACCATCCAAATCACGAAGAAAGCGGTCAACGGCGTCGCGCGCCTCGGCCCGGCTCCGCCCACGACACCCGGCCGGAAGCCGGTAAGGATGGGCTTGCTACGGCCCATCTCATTTGTCGCTAAGTCCAAGAGGTAGTATGAGTTACAGCCGAAACCACGCAGGAGCCATTTCTAGGGCCGGGGAACGCCCACCTTCCCCTGGCCTCAGCCGACCCCCGTTCGAGCCGCCAGCGACCGCCAGGCCAGGATTTCGGCCGTTCTGGACCCCCTTCCCCGACCACCCCGAAACGACCCGGCACGCCTCCAAGGAAGGTCGTCGCCGGGCACCGCAGGAGGACCCCGTGAGACGCTCCACGTTCAACCACCGGCCACGCGCGGCGTGGACCTTTGCGCTGGCCGCAGCCGGCGTGCTCGTCGTTTGGTGCTGGCGCAGAGCGCGCCGAGGGAGGTTCCATGTCTGAAGGCAGGATGGTGCTGTCGTCGAAGCACCGGAAGATCACCGAAGCGTTGAACGCCGCGGGGTTCACGAAGCCGACACCTCCGCCTGTGCACATGTCCATGGCCGACACGATCCGTCGATTGATCGGACACGTGCCACGTGCCGCGAAGACCTACGACCGTATCGAACGGCCCGAGAGCCGAGCCGCGCAGCGTCGACTGCGCCAGATTCAACGCGGGCAACTGAGTCCATCGCCCGAGAAAAGGATCCCATGACGCCACGTATTCCCATCATCGGTCAACCCGAGATCACCGACTACTTCTTGTGCCTGCAGGTGCAGTGCTCGTGTGGGCACCAGTTGCTCATCGTCGGGTTGATCGGCGCTGTGCGACAATGCGCGGAGTGCAAGCGCTTGTACCGGCTCAATGGCATGCCGTCGCTCGACGCGCACGGCAACATCCAAGCACCGCTCGGCGTGGCGACCGTGGCGTCGAACCCGAAGGAGACCCCGGCACCATGACGCTTCGTGCAGAGATCTTGACCTATATCGCGGAACACCCCGGCACCATGGCCGCGCGTGTCGCTCGCGCGCTCAACGCGTCGTGCAACACGTGCGCCATCCTCTTGCGCCGGATGACCACCGCGGGTCTCGTGGTCCGGGTCGTCGACCCCGCATTCCGCGGCCGGTATCGCTACACCGTCGCACGTCACACGCGATGGGTCCGCGCGCCAGCCGCACAGGAGAGTCCATGCATCCAGAAGTCCTGAACGTTCCCCGCTTCGAATCGCACATCGCCATGGAGAAGGTGTTCCATCCGGCGAACCAGCGTCTCGCGATGCGCGCGTTGCTCGAGAAGTCCGGTCTCTGTCCCGAGTGTCATCGTGGATGGCTGGAAAATGTGTGGTGCCCGGCGTGCGGCTACCAGGCCGTAGAGTCGTCACGTTGCTGGTGGAGCGACATGCTCCGATGGTTCCGAGCGCGGGCGCGCGAAAGGGCCATGCAGCCGGTGTCCTGAGATGCCGCGTCCAGATCTCGGCCCGTGCGATACATGCGGTCGACCCGCCACCAGCGTCGCGCGTGACATGTTCCGGCATGTACCGCCCGGAGCCACGTGGGTCACATATTCACCGACAACGACGCTGCCGTCGCCTCCGTAAACAAAAAACGCCGGTCGCCCGCGGTGGACGACCGGCGAACCCCTCCGACCGACCAATCCTATGGACGCTTAATGATAATCCGGAGGTTCGTGGCCTTCGCCGGCTGCACGAAGACGGTCACCAAGAAGGGATCAGACGCGGCTTCTCCCGCGGCATTGAAAGCGATCACCAGGATGGTGTGATTGCCAGGCGTCAACGCTGGGAAGGGAATCTCACAGGTGCGCGGCGTGCCCGCGACACACGTGGGGGTGATGACGGTGACCGTCCCATCGATGGACAGCTTGTACCCATCGGTGTTGATGCCGTCATGGTCCCAACCGAGTTTTATCGTTGGCGGTGTCGGCGATGGCACCGGGGTCTGCGCCCAGCCGATTGCCGGGAGCAAAAGGCACAGCGTACACCACAGGACGACCATTCGTTTTCTCACGGCGCACTCCTTTTCTTTCCAGGTAGCGGTTGTTGATCTCGACTTCAATGCGATCCCCTTCCCAGTCCAGCCGCTCCTGCAACCGGCGGAGATGTTCGAGCGACGACGTGCCACACCGCACGTGTTCACTGATGACCACGAGCTGACCAACTAGGTCGGCTATCAGATACCAGTGTTCTCTCGCTCGCTGGCGAATGGATAGTAGTCTCACTCCGGCTCCTCCAACGCGTATTTCGATTTCACCAGCCGCTTCGCCTTGATGTTCTTCTCCTACCTGACTAGCCCCCAATGCCGTTGCCGGGGTCACTGCTGACAGCGGGGTGCGAGGCGAGGAACTCCTCACCGACTTTGATCACCTCGTCCGCGATGGCAAGCAATTTGTCGTTCACTTGTTGTTCGGTCGGCATCGCCCCCGTGCGGGCGAAGTGATCCTTGATGATGCCGAGCACGATGGACACGACGCCCCCCGGCTGGAGCAGGGCGAGGATGATCGGGTTCATGGCGTCACTCCCACGAAACTCTGGAGCAACGCTGACACGACCGCAAGGGCCGTCTGCAACGAGGGATTCTGAAGCGCGGTCTGCGGCAGTTTCGCCACCATCTCCAGATACCCGGTGTAGACCGTCTTCGCCCAGTCGTCTGGCACGGAGCGCAGGATTCGCGCCGACGACACACACCATCCGACGACGAACCGCGCCTGTTCCGTCGTCAAGACCTTCACGGCTTCTAGCTGGATCGCCACTGTCTCGACTTCCTGAATCCGGGTCAGCACCTGAGTCGCGTACCACCGCTGTTGCCCCGGCTCCGTCTGGATACTCGCCGGAGGCTTGCACGCACCCAGTGCCAGCGCGGACAGCACGACGAAAGGGAGCACAACCTTGTTAGCGAGGTTCTGCACGTTGACCGTCTGGCCCGGATCGGTCTTGCCGACCCACGACGCGCCGATCTTCCCCGTCACCGCCATTGCCGCGCCGAGCACGAGCATCAGCCACTTGTACGCGACGGGTCCGAGTCCGTAGTCGGCTGGGACCATCACAGAGCACACGGCAAACAGCGTCGAGAAGATGTAGAACAGTACGGACCATCCGGCCCAGTCATAGCCTTTCATGTCTTCTCCTTGAGCGCGAGCATCCGTGCGCTCTCGCTCATATCCAGAATTACGGTGAGGAGCCGAGCGTTTTCGCTGGCTAGTGAATCCAGTTCGGCACGGCGTTCGGAAATCTCGCCCAATAGAGCCTGATTCTGGGCGACTGCATCGTGGGCCACCCTGATCCTCCCCCGCACGGCCGCGAACCTGACCGCTTTCGCCAGCGCACACTGTAACGCCACCCCTTTCGTGATGAAGTCCTGTGCACCCTTCCGCACGGCGGAGTCGCCGAGCGCCGCCTCGTCAGACCCCGTCACGACCACCACCGGGAGGAACGGCGCTTTCGCCATGATGGCGTGCAGCGTGGAGAGGCCCGTGCTGTCTGGCAGACCCAGATCCAGCACCACCACGTCGGGCGCGACGACGCCAACCAGGTTGAGTGCCAGCGCCAGGGTCGGCGCGATATGCACGGCGCGAACCCCGTCCGCGACGAGTGCGGCCACAGCCAGTTCGCAATCGCCGGTATTGTCTTCCACCACCAATACGCGCAGCGTGCTGTGAGTGCCGGTCATTTCTTTACCACCAGTGCGAACAAGGCCGCGAGGATTCCGGTCAAAAGCGTGGCGACCGTGCCGTAGACGATGCGCTTGATCTGGTCGTGTTCGGTCCTGAGCACCTCCCACTCAGGCCGCTTCACGTAGTCTTCCTTGATGGTCGCGTGCATGTGCTCGAGCGTCATCTCTATTGCGACCAGACGAACGAGCAGATCGTCTGGGATGACCGTGTCGAGCCGGGTCAGTTTCGTGGAGATGTCGCCCAACTGCCCCTGCATGGCAAGGAGCGAGTTAGCGAGCGCGTGGCTGCGAGTCCGCAGACCCAGCAGTTCATTGTCCACCCGTGTCTCGGCGGAATTCACGTGCCCCTCGAACGGTTCCCGTGGGTTTTCGGCCATGCCACCTCCCTTGTTCATATTCTCACCGCAAGAATTGCAGCACGCGGTTCACCCACCCGTGCCGCCATTTCAGGTTCGTTGTCTCGCACATCGCGTGTGGCACATCCGACACCATCGCATCGAGGAGGAGATGGAGTCGTGCTTTCACCATCTGGAGTCGAAACGCGGGTGTGGTGCATCTGAGAGCGGCGAGGGTAATCGGACCGATGACCCCATCCACCGGAACGCCCAGCACTGACTGCAGCATCCTTGCAGACGTTTCCTGGCCCTGCAGCACGCCCGTGTCCACCACGAACCACTGCACCCATGGGTCGTCCAGCATGTCGAATCGCCAGTCTGTGACGTACATCTTCTGGTAGAGCGCTCGTGCTTCCGGCTCCTCCAATGCCTCGACATCCGCAGCCGTGCACGGGTGTCCTCGATAGGCAGACAACCTCGCAAGCGTGATACCTCCTTTCGTCGGCCCACCGTGGTCGGCTGGGTCGTTGGTGTAACGCGGCCAGCCTTCACTCAAGAGCACAGCGTCGATGACCGTCATATCGGGAACCTCTCCAAGAACCACGAAAGCGGATGAACAGCCAGTGGCTACCGGTCCTCGAGAAGCTTAAGGACATCCGCAACAGCCACGGCATTCCTTACGTGATCGTTTCCTGGGTTAGCACACCGCTTGAGAGCTTCAGCGCACCGGTGATCGCGCCGTCGAATTCCCTGAAGTAGACATCAGCCGACACCCGGCCGCTATCGCGGAAATCCGGGTTGCCCGAAGACGTCGTAAACGTGCCGATCAACGTGAACGTGGTGCAATTGTCATTCGTGTAGTAGAAGAGCACATCGCTGCCCGACCGGATTTGCCACAAGAGTTCTTGCCCACGCGCCCAGATAATCTGCTTCGAGACTTGGTCAGTGTCGATGACGCGGATGCCCGTCGACAAGTTGAACGCACGAAACTCGATATACGAATGGACGTACGGTGGTGTGAAATCCCTCCACGTATGTGTCCACACGAAGAAGACGTCGGTGCTCGTGGCGTACATGCTGGTGATGCCGTAGTAGTCATACATATTGGTCCGTGTATTGACCCACGACAGACCCCACGGTTGAATGCCACTTGATTCTTCTAAGAGTAAGTGTCGTGTCCAATTCGTCCCACTGGCTGACGCATGCAGCAGTTCGTCGTACCAAACATCCCAGGTCGCTTCCTGGTGGTACGTCTTCATGTGGTGCACGTAGACGAACACGCCTTGCTCGCTGACCGTCATCCCGTAAATCGGCTTAGACGACATTGGTGTTGCGTCGATGTAGCCTGCTTCAAGGGTGTAGTTCCACGGGTTAGCTAAACGCGCATCGTACATCGGTTCGCAGAACTGTATGGGCGTGTTCGTCCCATTCGACACCTTGTAGACGCGATACACCAGGGTCGTATTACCGGCCGGCCATGTGGATATTTGCTCCAATCCGTACGTCATCCAGTAGGTGTTGTTTGCGTCTGCGCCGGCCGCTTGCAGACCCCAGTATACCGGATTCAGAGACAGTGCGTAACTCGGAAGAGTGAAGGCGTATTCGTCTACCGTACCGTCGTAAGACGTGCGCCACACGTCACCCGTCGAGCTGTAGCCATCGACACCATACACCCGATAGTAGATATATCCACCGGACGCAGTGTGCTGGAATGACGGACTTCGTGAGATGGGTTTCCACGTCAGCGCACCTGCATCAACCGTGAGCCAAGATCGTGTCCAGTCTGGGCTGAAGGCGCTGTATGCCGCGAGGAGATACCCAAGGGTGGCGTCAGGAACGTAGTTGATGCCAGCTTGTTTTCCGTCCTGGTTCTTCGCGGTGATAGTGCTTTCACCCGTCTTTCCCGCAGGAGGCTTCGCATGCACTCTCTGCACGGTAGCCTTCTCGTCCGACGGTGTCTTCGCTTCCGGCTTCGGGTCGGGTTGCGGCTCGCTGGGTTTCGCGCGCAGCGTCTGTGGCAACCGCAAGCGACGCCCATCACGCGCCACGACGGTGATGTCGCTGGTCGCACTCTTCCCGCTGGGGAACTTGGCTCTGACTTTCTGCGTACGTGCCATTAGTCCACCACCACGTCGTCCGCTTCGGCACCGTCAAAGAACACCTTGATGCCCTTTGAGAATCCCGTGCCGGTCAATTCCAGATAGTTCGGGTACAAGATGCTTGGCTTGACCGAGTAGATCTGTGGGAGAACAGGCACATGAGTCACGACTTTCGGTTCTGGTTTCGTCAGTGCCATCAACAGATCAACCAGATCCATGCGCATCGACGACGCGGTCACCGTATACCGAGGTGTGAGCTGGTCGGACTCGTCGTGGATCTGATCGATCGTCACGTCCTGGATGATAAAGTCGCCAACGCACGGAGGCGAGGTCATGTTGACGTGCACCGTTTTGCCGGCCACCGTCTTCTTGTCGCGCGTCGCGTATCGGATGGTGATGATGGGCCACGCGTACATCTCCGCTTCGGCGAGCGCCCGCGCTTGCATTTGCTCGTTCGTCACCAGGGAGTTGTCGACGATGGTGTATTCGTAGATCCCGTCGGTGTCCGGTTCCACCGTCATCATGTACGCTTGTGACTCCGCGTCATCGTACTGGAAGAAGCGACTGAGCGCCGATCCCGCGGCCACGGTGAACTCCGGGCAGTCGAGGATGACGTCTCGGCCCACAACCAAATCGGGCACAACAGAACGACCTGATGGGAGCGCGGGGTAGACCCCTTTGCAATTCCACGTGGTTACCTTCAGCGACTTCGCATCGGTCATCCGCACGACACCGCCCGTTGACGGGAGGAATGACCCATCGGCCAACTGCAAGTAATGTGCGTCAAAGTCGGTGCCCGTCTGCGGCTGGCTCCAGCGCGCCTTCGGGTCTGGGAGACTGCCCGGAGGCGGACCCGTGCGCGGCGTCGTGAGGGTCTTGCCTTTGGTCGGATTACCATCCGGACAGTCGACCGCAACTGTGGTCGATGCGCCGACGATGAAGATGCGATTGCGCAGCTGCGACACGTCGCGCGTCACCGTGAACGGCTGACTACCTGAATCCGCGTGCAACAGGTCGGGATTCGTGTCGACGAGATCACCCACCGCGTCCAGATTCTCCAGGTCCACGACGACGGGTGGGGTGATTTGAAGATAGGGATAGTTCCCGATGCCGATGGTCGGGACCGGCCACGTCGTCTCGAGCGTCTGTGTCGTGTTACCAGGCACCACGAGCAATCCAGCCATGATGCTGGCTGGCGTCCAATTCGGCTCCGCGTAGAGCGTGGCTTCGGTGCCGACGACCGCACCGATACTCATGAACACCAACCGCGCGAGCACGTCCAGCGAACCAACCGTTGGACCTGGTGTGATGCCCGTGAACGAGAACCCCGAGATCGACAGGTCTGAATTCGACGCGGTGCCGACGCTCGTGGTCGCCGGCGAAGACCACGAGTACGTACCATCTCGGTAGAGATACGCGGTCCGGAAATTCACCCACGCGCGGCCGATCCCGTTGCTGGAGAGCACAGCCGCAACGGTCGGAGCCACGAGAGGAGCGGGGTACGGCCCGGCGAATGCGACATACGGGAGCGGATTCGCGGTAGCGATCGGCACGGCCAGCGCATCGCCGGATCCCGCTTGACCGAAGAGCGTCGTGAACTCCGTGGTCGTATTGTCATTGACCTGGCAGAACTTGTTCGCGTGTGCAAGCGATGCGCCCGTGTCACCCAACCACGAGTAGTAGATGCGACGCGCGGTGCAGGCGATCACACCAGCGTCAGAGCCAAGAATCAAGTGCCCCCACGGAATCGTCCCTTCGCCAAACCAGCTACAGTCGGGATCTGCGGTATTCGCTGAAACGACAATCGCATCACCAGCGACACCCGGAACCAGCGCTTTGCATAGCCGCGTCTCGAGATCCCACGACCAGAGGAACGCATCTGGATTCGCTGTCGTCGAATCAGCGTAGTCCACACCAGGCACACCGACCACGGTGTCGCGCTGCGTGGCGAACATCAACTTGTCAAGTGTCTCGTTGCCATTCGCGCCGATCTTCACATGGCCCGGGACGTCGGTTAAGATGTCCTGGAACACGTAGGTGATGCTGCCGATGGTAACGGTATCGCCGTCCTTGAAATTCGTCCCGGAGTCCGGTGTGCCACCACCCTTCTGTAGAAAACTGTACGACGCGGTCGCCGCGAACGGACGGTCTGTCCCGAGCGGTACGTTCGTGAAGTAGAACTGACCGTTGCCATCACCCTGAACTACATCTGCGCACGACTGGAGTGCAGACTCCGCGCCATCGGCCCAGACGAACGTGTGGCGGAACAGGTAGTAGCCGGCTGGATACGTGAAGCCGGGATAGGTCTGCACAGCCGCGACCGTCATGTACGCGGTCAGCGGTTGCGGTACCGAGGGAGTGGGCGACGGGGTCGTCAGCGGCGTCGCCGGCTTCTTCACCGCCGACGTTGACGTGAACACGTGCACATCTTTGACGTAGTCTACCTTCCACTTCGCGCGAGCGTGCGCGCAGACCTCGCTCAAGCACGTCGTGAAATCCTGGGTCCCGTCGAACGACACCGTGACCGGATCCAGTCCCAGCTGCACATGCGACGTGGTGAACCCAGGCGCGAACCGCGCGACCAGATCGATCACGACTTCGCTGGCGCTCACGTTGTTGTATGTGGCGACCGGCCGCTTGCGGTTCAACTTCGGAGTGTAATCGACCGCGTCTATCTGGTACGCGAGTTGATCGGTCTGCCCTTCGTAGGCTTCGCTGACGGTCTGGGCGAAGCCGGCGAACAGGAGCCGGTTACTGTCCTGACCGTCCACGATCTGCACGACCTCGCCTTCAGTCGGGAGGTTGCTCTGCCCATCAATGACAAACGTTGCCGTGTTGGGCGAATTGCCCAGCGTCTCGCGGATGCTGACGCCCGGCGAACGTCTGATGTCTCCGCCTCGCCCGAGTGTCGTCCACTTGAAACCGTTGCGGACCGTCGTGATCCGACCCGCAGGATCGGTGATGATAATATCGCCGACCCCCATGGCGTGCGCGGGCGTCACGAACGAGTAGTGCTCCGCGTCCACGAACACCACATTCTGCGCGAACCCACCACCCACCAGGATGACGGAACCGTCCACGAAGTTCCGACCCGCAAGGAGCACACGGGTGGATCCCATGGTGGTGCCGAAGCTTGGAGAGACGCTCAGCACCACCGTCTCGTAGTACGTGAATGCGTTGCTCAACGTGTCGATCTGCGATCCGCACCGCACGCTGACGGCCACTACACCCGTCGTTCCATACGCCGGCGTATTGCAGGTGATCGTCTGCCGATCCACGACCACGACGCTCGTGGCTTGGACCGTGCCGAAACGAACGATCGGCGGAGTCCCGCTCCCGTCGCCGCGGAAGTTCAACCCAGTGATGGTGACCGCGTCCCCACCGCTCGTGAATCCCGTCGTGACGTCCAAAGCGAGCACGACGGGTGTCGTGTCGTCAGCAGCACCGGCCGCTCGACGCAGTCGCCACGGACCGAACATTCGTTTCAGCATGGTGAACCTAGTTGAGCAACGACAGCGAGTACTGCTGACAGGTCAGTGAACCGGTCGCCGCAGTCTGGGTGAAGTAGACATCGACGACGTTGGACACGGTGGAGTCGAACGTCGCACCGACCGCAGGCGCATCGTTCCACGGCAGCATGGCCACAAGCGTCCCCTTGGGTGCGGTAGCCGGCACGCCGAGGATGTCTTCGCAGATGAAAATCCCGTGCCCCATCAGTGCTGCGGTCGTCCCGATGGTCCGGCACGACAGCATAATCTCGAGCCACCAGCCGACATCCGTGTGCGCGGCCACGGAGTCGAGCAGGATGGCGAGGCTGTCGAAGACCACGTCCGTGCCGAAGCGCACGTCGAAGCGCGCCGTGCCCGGCGTGGTGATGAGCGAGGAGATTTTCCCGGACGCGCGGACCATCATCTGCCGACCGAGCGCCCACCAATTCGGTGGCAGGGTGAACTTCGACGCCGCGGGAATCATGGACGCTGCGGCTGCGGCCGTCAACGCTGCGCCATCCACCTGCGAGGTGATGACGACTTCTTCGAACGTCTGTCCATTGAGCATGGGTGCCTCTCCTATGAGCCGAAGCTGAATTGACGAACTGACGCGAGTTTGCGCATGATCTCGGCGCTGATCTGGCGCGCGACATCAGCTGCGGTCCCGTTGACATAGTTGTGAACGACGATGCTGCTCCCGCCACCGATGCCCGGTGCCCCATCAGGACCACCCAACGGCACGATGGCTTCCTTGCCGTGCAGCATGACCAGCGTGCCCGCTCCGAAGTCGCCGATCCCACCTTCCTGGAAGCCAGGGATGCGCGGTCCTTGCGGGGGTGGGAGCATGCCCGTGTTGATCAACTTCTCCAGACCCTTCGCGATGTTCCTCGAACCGACGAGGAACCGCATCTCATCACGATCTTCGACCGCGCGATATCCGATGATCTCGCCGTACGAGTACCCCATCATCGCCATCGCCTCGGCGAATTCCATGGAAACGCCCGCGTGCGCCGCTTGCATGGATGCTTGAAACGTGTCTTTCGTGACGGCCCACGACCCCCCGAATGTGCTCGCGTTCGCGGCTTGTGAATTCGCCACGGTCGATTCGTAGAGCGACGACATCTGCCCGGCCAGACCCTGCACCGCGGCCGTCATCGTGTTGACATGTCCCGTGTCAGCCTGGATCTGGTCGCCTACTTTCCCCCACTGCGAACGCTGATCCTCCAGCGCCATCCAGATTTCATACTGCTGATCCTGGGTCGCGTCGGTGTAATCGCGCCCATGCCGTAGCATGAACTGGTACATGTCACGCGCTTCGGCGATCCGCTGCTCCAATGCGGCCAGCGTCCGGTCGTCCGCGAGCAACCTGGCCTGCTCGTCCAGTTTGATATTTTCATCGCGCAGCTGCGCGAGTTGGTCGTAGTAGTCCTGGTCGACGATATGCTTCTTGCGCGCGGCTTCGACCGCGTGCTGGTAGTCGGCGTCCGCGGCGATGCGCGACTTCTCGGTATCGGTCGCGTAGAGCATGGCTTTCTGCGCGCCGTACTGAATCCACATCTGCGCGAGCACGTTGGCCGCTTCCTCTTCGATCTTCATCGCCTTGATCTCTTCCTGGCGCTCCTTGTTCACCGCGGACATCTGCGAGGCGGTCACCCCGTAGGCCGTGGCCAGCGTGCTCTGCGAGACGCCCGCGTCCAGATACCGTTTGATCGTAGCGACCATCTCCGGGTCCATCTTCGCGACCGTCTCTCGGTAGTCCTCCGTGACCGACGCCAGCTCCTTCTGTGCAGCCGCGAGCGCTTTGGCTTCTTCCTTGGTCTTCTCCATCGTATACGAAGCCTTCTTCTGCGCCTCGGCCTGTCCGTCGGCCGCACGCGCGCCCGCTTCGGTCGCCGCGGTCGCTTCCTTCTGCGCCTCCGTGTGCGCGCCCGCGGACTTCTGCGCGTCCACCATCTTCGAGCGCACGCCTTCGAGCGCCTCCTTGAATTTCCCAGTGGCCACGGCCCACTCGTCCGCCTTCTTCATGTTGACGTCCGCGGCATCGGCCCACCTCACGACCTCGCCTTCGACCAACTTGATGTGCGCAGCCATCTCCTGGACGCCAAACGCCGCTCCAGGGAGCATCAGCGCTTCGCCGACTTCGTACGCCGCTTTCGCAATCTTCGCCAGACCCAGCTCGGTGTCGTAGATCCCGAGCATCAAGGTATCGAACCCTTCCTTCCCCTTGTAGAACACGAACCCCAGCACGCCAGCGACATCCGCCGCCACTTCGCCGACGCTCATCAGACCGATGGCCACGTCTTCCACGAGCTTGACCATCGTCTCAACCGCATCCGTCTGACTCCCGCCAAACGCCGCACGGAACGACTCACCGAAGTGGTCGACCATCGCCGCGAGCACTGGCGATCGTTCCAGACCCACCGAGACTTTCTCCCAGAACTCGTCCCAGATGATCTTGGCCTGCTGCACCTTGTCACCGAAACGAACCGTCGTCTCACCGATGCGTTCTGTGGACGCGGCGACCTTCTCCAAAATCGCCGATCGGGTCGACTCCAGCTTCCCTTCGGTGGTCAGAAGATCCGTGGTCACCCCGAGTTTCTTCGCGAAGTCTTCCTCGGCACGTGCGAGGTCGATCTTCCCGGTCAACATGGCAATCCCGCGCGTCCGGCCCGTGACCATCGCGTCGCTGAGACGATCCAACGCTGACGTCGTGTCGATGCCCATGGCCTTGCCGAGCGCCCACGCACCTTTCGCCAGCGTCTCCATTTGATCGACGCTCAACGCCAACCCCGCGGCCATGTTCTCGTTCGCACGCTTCATGACATCCGTGTCATCGATGGTCCCTTTCATCGCCGCTTGGACCTTCGTGACGAGCGTGTCGCCCACGATGCCGGCCGCGTCCGACATCCGCTTGAACGAATCTTCGATGTCGAGCACCTTCCCGCCTTCGACCATCATGTCGAAGACATCTTTCAACCCGTCCATCGCCATGCGCCCGGCTTGCTTCAGCGCATCGAGCGCGAGTTCACCCTTGAAGACGCCCGCGGCCAGACTCTCGGCACCCTCACCCGTTTTCTTCTGCTGCTCGTCGAACTTCTCCAACGCCTTCTCGGTCAGCGTCAGGATGTTCGACATCCGGTCTTCGAGTTCGATGCGACCGGAAAGTGTTCCGATGTCGAGAGTCTCGGCCATGAGTTACCGCCTTTTCTTCGACTGCGACTGCAGTGCCATCATCTGGGCAATCATGCGCATCTCCTGCCATGTCTTGCCGGTCGACTCGGGTTCCGCAACCGCTCGTGGTTCGAAGTCCAACATGAAGTCTTTCACCTGAAACCGTTTCTCGCTCCTCATCTGAATCGCGGTCATGTTGGCAATCGTCGCGCAGATGGATGCCGCTTGCCAATCGCGCCGAAGATCTCCAAACGGCTCCATCTTCTCGTACGCCATCCACTCCATCAACTGCGCCCACGAGATGGAGCGCAGCATCGCATCGACGTTTACTCGGCCGGTGGCGCAGGCGAGGCGATAGGCGAAGCGCCAGACGGCACTTCGCTCTGGTCGTTTTTTACCAGCGCTCCTTTGCCCACCTTCGCGCGCAATCCATTCAGCACCAAGCAGGCTGCGGACAGCCGGCCGTTCTCGAACGAATCGTGCTTCGCGATCGCCTGCACTGCCGCTTCACGCTCCTCCTCTGGGATGCGCGAGCCGTCCGGATTGACGATGCTCTTGACGACGAGGCGTAACCCGGCGAATCGCTTCTTCACCGGATCGTCGTTCTCGTCGAACCATTCCAAGATGTCAGCCGACGACACCGACCCGAGCTTCAGGATTCCACGACTGGTCTCCACCTCGTCGAACCGAGTGTCCGGCGTCTCGAGGTACTCCGCGAACGACAACTGTTTCTTCTCGTTACTCATGATCGCCCTTCCTTGTTGGTTACCACAGCCGCGTGCCAACGCGGCCGAGCACGTTGAACTGGCACTGGACTTGACCACGCGCGTCCAGGCCACCGTCGAACGGTTCCTGCAGCGGATTGATCTCCAGATACCACCCCGAGTTGACCCACCGATTGTGCACGACCACGAACGCGTCGTACGCCAGCCGCGCGAGTGCGTTCGCGCGCTGGTACGTGAGTGCTCGCGCGGTGATCTGCGCGCCGGGCCGGACGATGGCAGGACGAATCGTCGCGTTGTGCGTCCGGTCCGCACCCGATCCGCCTGTCTCGATGACCATCAACGATCCCGACGGGAGCATCGGCGGTGCGGCTTTCGTCGACGTGAAGAGGTCCACGCCGTACGTCGCCACCCCGTCTTCTTCGAGCAACGTCACAAGATCGTCCAGCCAACTCATGACCGCCTCACAGTTTCTTCCACCGGGTGAACTCGATTCGTCGAGCGACCCGCTGGCCCATGTACTTCCGGCTTTCCAGGATTACCGACTCGATGAACTTCGGACCCGTGCCCGGCACGTTCCACTGTACCTCGGTCGGTGGTTGCCAAGACGGAGGCGAATGCACCGACAGATGCTCGTGGACAGCAATCGCATACGGAGCCGACGGTCCTCCGCACGCGATAAGCGAGAAGACACGGTTCTCCTCCCACTGAGGCTTGACGGCATGGATCGATGCCCGGAGATGTCCGCCCACCGGCGGAGGACCTACAGGACAACGCTTCTTGCATTCGGTAGCCTCAATCTGTGTCTCGGTGTAGAGCGCGGCTTCCACTTCAATCGGCAGTGACTTCTTCAGCCGATCCAGCTTGACCCGCATCTCCTTCACCATCCGCCACTGCACTCCCCGGTAGCTCGCCATAGCACTTGTCCAGTTCCTCGGCGAACGCCAAGCCGATGTTCTCCCACCGGAACTCGGGCCGACGCACCAACTCCAGTCCACGCTGCCGATACCGCGACCACAACTGGCCGTGATGCGACGCGTAGAGTGCGTCCAACGCCGCGATGACCGCGGTCTTGTCTGCCACGCCTCCGATCGAGTTGATGCGGCCGGGCGTCGCGATGGTCGTCGGACACGGGACCTTGAGGACCGCGTCGCCCGGCCATTCGCCCAGCGCACTCCAATCGGGCACGATCTGCGGGATGCCACACGCCATCCCTTCCATCGTGCACAGACCCCATCCTTCGCCTTGCGACGTCGTGAGCTGCACGTCGAAGGTCTGATACGTGAGCGCGAGGTCCGGTTCCGTCAACCCTTTCCAGACTTCCGGTTCTGAGAGGATCAACCGGCCGCGCATGTCGTAGTAGTGGATCAACTGCTCTACGTCGTAGCCGTGGTCGCCCGTCGGTGCGACATGCAAGTACAGGAACACGTCGCGCAAAGCGCGCTCGCGGACCCATTCGGCCACGTACTGCACGGTGAGATCCAGCCGCTTGCGAGGCTGATTCCGATTGACGTTGCCAATGATAAACGCGTTGTCGGGCACACCCGGCAACCCGATCGTTTGACGCGCGGCGATGCGGCTGGCCGGCTTGTAGATGTCCAAGTCGACACCCAGGCCAACGACTCCGCTGGGAATGCGCATCCCGCCACGGAGCGCTTCCTGCTGCGCGAACTTCGTCCAGAAGATGGCGCGCGTCATTCGGTTGAGCGCACCCCCGCGGCAATTCTTCCCGTCCACCGCGATCGCACCGACGACCTTCCCGGCGTAGCCTTTGAGCTGCTCGGTGTACGCGGGGATGTTCCACGGGTCGTTCTGAATGACAATCATCTCCGGCTGCAGTTTGGCGACGATCTCCGCGAGTCGCTTGACTCCGAAGAAATCGCCGCCCAGGTACGCCGGATAGATCGGATAGGGGTACGCATGCGGATCCCCGCGGTAGTTCAACCCAAGGACCGCTACATCCCACGTCTGTCGGAGCACCTCCAATGTCTGGTGTGTGCACCGCGCGAAACCGGAATCACATCCGGCGTCGCCCACCCACAAAAGCTTCCTCATGACATGCCCTTTCTGCTTCTACAAGGTGACTTCCGCAATTCGGTGCTGACCTGCACCGAATCCGGCTACGACTTCGATCCACGTGACCACACCGACCGTGGAGCAAAGCTCGCGCAACGATTGCTCGTTGTACCCGCGCACCATATACGGGTGTCCGCCTTCCACACGCTTGGTGCCCCAGACACCATCCTCGTGATTCGCTTCGATGAGGATGGCACGCCGGGCCACACGTGCGAGTTCTTTCATCACCTGCACCGGGTCGAACACGTATTCGATTACGCCAAGGATTGTGACGACATCCGCGTACCGATCGGGGAACGGGAGCGCTTCGGCTGGTGCGACGATGGCGCTCGTGTACCGGGTCTGTGCGATGGCCACCAACGCGGGCGACAAATCGACGCCGTGGATCTCACACGCGGGCGGAAGGAACTCGTGGAGGTATCCGCTGTTGCAGCCCACGTCCACGACGACTTCGCCTTGGCGGATACGACGGCCGCACGCGCGCATCTTCCGCAGCTGCAGGTCGTTCCACCACGTCTCGCGGATGTTGTAGGGATACTCGACGAACCGCTCGTTGTTCTCTTTCACGCCGATGTTGTCAGCCATTGTGCCCTTTGTAGGTAAAATCGTATCCACCGAATCCCCGAAATCGGCCGACCACATTCTTCATGGACCGGCCGTCGATCAGCGTGGAATCGTCACCGAGATGCTCCACGAAACACGGCACCGGCGTCAACAGATGCGGCGATGGTGACACTGACTGATGCCACTTCACCAACTCCAGGTCGAAGCCTTGCCGACACGCCACGACGCTCTTGAAGTGCCAGACCAATGCCGGGACCAGCGTCGCGCGCACCGCGAACGCCACCGAGCAGTAGTAGTCTTTCAGCCGGTAGCGCCACACCGGAGATTTCCAATCGTGCGCTTCGGCGTACTGCGCGCCGAGTGGGTAGATGTGCACGTTGGGATCGTGATGGTCAAGCAACCACCGTTCCACGCTACCGACGAAATCGTGGATCAACCCGGCATCGTCTTCAAGGAAGATAATCCAGTCGGTCTCATCCGCCACGGCCGCTTCCAACGCCCGCGTCCCATTCGCATTGGGCGACGCGAAGGGATCAGCGCTCACATGCACGCCGCGCACGCTCGGGTGTGCCGTCTGTGCAAGAACTTCACGCATCAACCGCATGAAGTGCGTACGGCGAGCGGGCACCGTGCGGATCGCGAATGAAAATGTCATGCCCACCTCGCGAAGTACGCCGCGTGCTCACGCGCCCAGTCGTCGTACGTGCGTGGCGTCGTCAGCCGGCGGAGCACCGCGGCCAGCGAATCCCAGTTGTGTCGTTCGTAAGGGATCACCGGATGTTCGACGCCGACGGTATGTGAGATGACCGGAACGCCCATCGCAATCGCTTCAAGCGCGGGCACGCAGCCACCTTCATCCGATGACGTGTCCACGTAGTAGTCGAGCGAACGGTAGAACGCGGGAAGGTTCGTGAGCTGATCGGACACCGTCGGACACGGCCACCCCGATCCCCACGCGCGCACGTCGTACCCCGCGGCCATCATCCGCAGCACCAAGAATTCGCCTTTGCGTCCGTCCGCGTACGTGCGCCCAGCGACTCCGAAAACCGGCGGTCGCTGAGGAATGAACTCCGGGCCGACGGGCAGCGCAATCTGACATGGATGCGGTGCGTCAGCTTCCTTGAGGTACGCGATCATGGCCGGATTGAATGCGATGACGCCATCATACGACCGACCGAATGTCCGCGGCCGCAGCCACCCGTGCGTGAACACGCCAATGGCAGGACGAGACGTCGGGAACCCGTAGACGAACTGCTGGTACTCCAGGTCCGCCTTCGGTCCGTTGATGGTCGCGTCGATGCCGTACTGCGGCAACCGCGCGACGAGTTCGCGCGCGAGGCGTCCGCCGATCCACGGCAGGTCCGGCGGAGTGACGACCACGTTCACGCGCACCGTAGCACCTCGCAGACCAGATCCACGTCCGCTTCGGTCAGGTCACATCCCGACGGAAGGTACATCCCTTGCTGCCACAGCCGCTCCGCTTCTGGACAATCACCACGCACGGCGTGGCGAGCCAACAATGCCGGTTGCGTCGACATCGGACAGAAAAACGTGCGCGACTCAATGCCAAATTCTTCCAGGCGCGCCATCAACGCGTCGCGCGTACCATCGATGACGACGACGCCGTACATCCAGTAGACGTTCATCGCCCACGGTCGTTCCACCGGCAACCGCAATCTCGGAACGTCGCACAGTCGACGCTCGTACCACCGCGCGATCTGGCGCTTGCGGAGCAGGATGCCGTCGATCCGCATCATCTGCGCGCAGCCGAGCGCGGCTTGCAGATTCGTCATGCGGTAGTTGTACCCGAGATCGTCATGCCGGAACCGCGGCCGAGTGAACGCGAGGTTGCGCAGCGAGCGTGCTTGATCTGCGAGATCCTTCCGATCGGTGACGATCATCCCACCTTCGCCGGTCGTAATAACTTTGTTCGCGTAGAACGAGAAGCAGCCGATATCTCCCAATGACCCCACGCGGCGTTCGTAGCACAGCGCGCCGTGCGCTTCGGCGCAATCTTCCGCCACGAAGAGTCGGTGACGACGCGCCACCGCGGTGATCGTTCGCATGTCCGCGGGATGGCCGTAGAGATGCACCGGGAAGATGGCCTTCGTCCGCGGCGTGATGGCCGCTTCAAGCAACGCGGGGTCCATGTTCCAGGTATCCGACTGCACGTCCACCGAGATGACAATCCCGCCTTCTTGCACGACACCCGTCGCCGTCGCAATGTTGGTCAACGCGGGCACGAGCACCTCGTCGCCCGGCTGCACGCCACCCAACCGCGCGGCGAGATGCATCGCGGCCGTACCGGATGACAAAGCGACCCCATACCGACAGCCACAGTACCGCGCGAACGCGTCCTCGAACTCCTGGATGAAGCGACCGCCCGAGCCGCTGACGTCGCCGGCCCGGAGCGCTTCAACGACGTAGGCTTCTTCCAGGGAGCCGATCTGCGGCCGGTGGACGGGGATCATGCGCCCGACCTCCCGGACAGGGGGGTCCACCCCGGCTCCAGAACGGCCGAAATCCTGGCCTGGCGGTCGCTGGCGGGACGATCGCCGGCCGGGTGAGGCGACGGGGAGGGGGGACCCCCCGGAGCCGGGAAATAGGCTCCTGCGCGTTTTACGTTGCAAATGACTGAGTCGACTAGGTTTAGACGGTTCATACCGCCTCCCTGACCGTATCCGTCAGGTACTGGCGTCCGCCGTCCGGCCCGGCCGTCATCATGAGAAAGGTGGAGTCGTCCAGCGCGGTCAACTCGTGCACTTCGAGCGGGTCGATCCGCACGAGCGCGCCAGCTTCCGCGATGACATGCTGCACGGGTGTGTTCGCGGTCCGATAGCGGATACGGAATGCGCCCGCAAGCACGTAGATGAACGACGTGGCGGTCTTGTGGTAATGATTCCCGCGCGCTGCTCCCATCACACACGTGAACAGCGCGACATGCTGAACGGCCCGACCCTCGATCAAATCGGTGATCGAGCCGCGGTGGTCACTGAACGCGATCGGCACTTGGGTGACGTGCACGCTACCCTCCGAGTTGCACGGTGTTGACGAACGGGATGCCCTTGCCCGCGTCATCAAAGCCACCACCAACGATCGTCGGCCCGGTCTGCCCATCCTGGAGAATGAACTCGTCGCGCGGGTCAACCGGGTTGACGCGTTGCTGACCGGCGTTCGCCGTGGTTGCGGCGATGGGGTCGATGAACGTCAGTGTGGCGAAGACGGACACGAGAACGCCTGACGCGCCTTCGTGCGTGCGATGCGTCCGGTCGACAAGTGCGCGTCGTGTGACCGACGCCGCGAAGAGGTCGGTGCCCGCACCATCCTGGCCGATCCAGGCGTTGTGCGTCACCACTTCTTGCAGCGACGCCACGACTCCGCTGACCGTCGCCACCGCACCCCGGATCACATCTACGAGCGCCATGCGAACCTCCTCTGCTCGAACACGGGTGGGACCCGGCGACGCGGTCAGCGCCATGGTCGCGTCGTGGTCAGGTGAAGGGCGTCACCCGTCGCCGCGACCTGCCGGGTCCCACATCTGGAGACGACTACGGCGTGAAGACCTGCCCACCCGACGGCCGGATGCTCACGCTCGCGCTCTGCTCACCGTCGACCGGAGCCTTCGGCGCGATGTTGGTGACGAATCCCGAGAACAGCCAGACTGCGCCATCCGGGAAATCGATCTCGTAGAGATCCTTCGTGCCATCGGCCCAGGCCTTCAGGAGACCTGTGCTGGCGTCGTGCGTCGCGTCGCCCGACGGCAGGAAGTTCATGGCGAACTGCAGCTCGCCCTTCCGCCGAATGCCCACGACATAGCTGTCGTCGTCGGAGTTGTGCGTGGTGGTCTCGATCGGCTTCCGCGTCAGCGGCGGAGGCGTGATGTCGCGGAGTTCGGCGATGGCCACCGTGTTCCGCTTGATGATGGTGCCGTGTGCGGAAATCGCATTGCTCTCCGCACCAGTGTTCGTGACAGGCATGTGTGACTCCTCTCCTGACAGTTGCCGAGTTAATTCTCTAGCAGAATCGTGTCGCCGATTTCCAGGAGCACATAGTCCCCTGTCTCGAGCAGTAGGCTGCTCTGATGCACACCGACGCTGAGCACGATTCCCCCGCTCACCTGGACGGTGACTTGCGCCAGCAACGCGTCGTCAGTTGGCGCGTGTGGACTGACGTCCGACACGTATCCCAGGAACGACCACACCGCGCCGTCTGCGAACGTCAGCACGTACGCATCCAACGAGTGTGCTAACCACGTGGACAGGAACCGCTCGATGCTCGCTGACGTGACAGCGATGCTGAACTGCAGGTTCCCATAGCGCGGCAACCCAAGTACGTATTCGTCGTCCTGCGCATTGTGCCGCGTATCTTCTACCGTCTTGCGCAACAGCGCTGGAGGCGTCACGTCGCCTAATTCCGGCACCGGTGTACCGTTGTGTGTAAGCGAGCAGCCGTGCGCGCTGATGGCCATCATGCACCTGCCGACGGGAGGAAGACTTCGTTCACGCGCCAGGTCCCGGTCGGCTTCAACACCATGTGGGTCTTCCCATCCACGATGAATCGGATTTCGTCCTGTAATCCCGTGCCGACGATCACGATGTCCTCCTTGCTCGCTGAGAGCTTACTCTAGTTCCGGCGTACCCTTCGGCGGTTCTACCGGCTGACACGCCTTCGCCATCTCTGCGATGAGTTCCTCGCACATCTGGATCGCGCCCGCGACCGCATTGATGTTGGCGAGTAGCTGTTCACGCTGTTTCTTCAGCCCGTCGAGGCGCAGTTCTAACATCGGTACCGTGATCATGCGCTGACCCTCCGCACCTTGTTGAGCGTCGTGCGATAGCCTGCCGGGTAGGTTGCTACCCCTGTCATCAGGTTATTGACCTGTTCCAACAGCGTGATGCAAGACGACAGCGTGGCAGCGTCAATGCCGAGCGGTTCGAGGTCCGCATCCGTGATGGTGCCCGCGTCGAAGTATTCCGCCGAGAGATCTGCGGCGTTGTCCGCAGCGGGAGCGAGCGACTGAATCGCCCGGATGACGGCTTTCGCCATGTCGAGTTTCTGGGACATCTGTTCTGCCTCGCCTTGGGTGGCAAATGAGATAGCCCCACCGGGATAACTCACGCGCCAGAGGTTGTCTGCGCCGGATTGCCAGACCGTTTGTGGCATCAGTACACCACGCACACTTTCTTCGGATTGGTTCCCGTCTCGGTGTAGAACGCGCCCGCCGAGAGTCCCGCTGCTGCTGCTGCCGCGTTGTTCGCGTAGTCTACAAGGCCGACCACTTGGAGTTTCGCAGTCGGTGTCACCGTTCCGAGGCCGACGAGTCCCGTGTTGTCGATGACGAGATCCGCCGTGCCGGACGTGACCGCTCCAGCCGTCCCAAGTGTGGGGTCGGTTGTTGAATTCGTCGAACGAATGATGGCGAACTTGTTTGTGCCCAACGCATTCGTGATCACGATGCGGCGAGCCGTGGACGTGTACGTGGAATCCGCGTTGAAGAGACACCCGCCGTACATTCCATACCCGTGCGTACCATCTGAGACACCGTACCCCTGGAGCTTCAGCGAGAACAGGTAGAGGTCATTCGTCTGTGCTGAAGTCCCAACGATCAATGGATGCGTAGGCGCAGTATTTCCGATGCCGACATTCCCTGCAAACGATACTGCCCCAGCGCGAGTGATTGAGACGGGGTTCCCGAGATAACTACCTGCGTCGTCGTACGCGTACAAGACGTAATCTGACCCTGCGTTTCCACCCGACTCCGCTCCCCCATTCGCACCGACAGCCCACCGAGCCGCAGCCGACGAGTAGATATAGATCAACCGAGATGACCCGGCTGCGGTGACTAGCTTGATGGTCCCGTTGTTCGTTGTGATGGTTCCCGCGAACGTGACGGTTCCCGCGAGGATGCCGTCCGTGCCAATGTCAATCGCCCCGAATCCCGACGTGATGCTGCCCGCGTTGAGTGCGCCCACACTCGTTAACGAGGACGTGACTACCGTCGCGTTCAGCGTCGTGCCCGTGAGGCTTCCGGCTGCAGCGGCGGCTGGCGCCGCCCATGCCGGGAGGCTGGCTCCCATCGTCAGTACATAGCCTGACGTGCCCTTTGCCAACTTCGACAGCACAGCCGCCGCAGAAGCGTAGAGGATGTCCCCCACCGCATAGCCGCCCAGCTGCCCCGTGCCGCCGTACCCAGCCGCCACCGCTGTGCCCTGCCACACGCCTGTGCCGATGGTCCCCAATGCCGTCAACGAGGACGTGACTACCGTCGCGTTCAGCGTCGTGCCCGTGAGCGAACCCGCTGGGGCCGCGAGAATGGTCGCCAGATTCGCCACGCTCAACTGCTGGGTGACTCCGGCGTTGACCACGGGCAGCACGTCGTCCGTCGTGGGCGTCGTCAGAACCGGCAACGCGCTGATCTTCTTCGTCGCCATGATGACCTACTGCGGCAGAAAGACTTCGTTGACCCGCCACGTCCCTTCCACCGGGACGGGATCGGCCGTATGCGGAAGCGTGTTGAGGCGAAGCTGTGGGCGATACACCCCGCCCGCCGCAATCTCCCCAAACGAGATCACGTCGCCGTTCTCGCACAGCAACGACTCGCTCGCCTCGGTCAGCCCCTCGATGTCGCTGATCCCGGACTGCACATCCCAGTTGTCGTCGCCCGTCTTCACACCGGGAATCCCGTGGTACATCAGCAGATACTCGGGCGCAGTCGGGCTGAGTGTCGTGACACGAAACTGCGGCTTCAGGTCTTCCGGAAACTCGTCGTCAATCGTCGTCGTGCCCGGTATCCCGTGAATCATCACCACGAGGCTCGTCGGGAGCTTCGCGCCCATCAGCCAGGGCCAGAACACCGGAGCGGGTGACACGCGCGACTCCTGCGGGATGCCCATCAGGGACGGCCAGTACGCCACCGCTGGAGACACCACGAGCGTGTGCGTCGGGTACACCGCAACGGTCGCCGGATCTGGAGAAATCTCGTACGCCATTCAGTCCGTTCGCATCAACATCGCAAGGGTAAGCGCTGCTGAATAGCAGTAGATGGCGAATCCCGCAGTCGGGAGCGGGATGTACGTCCGAGCCGAGCCGAGTATCGTGATCGTCAGTGGCACGCCGACCGTGATGTTACCGACAAACATCCCCACGCAGTTGATCATCGGATTCAAGAACGGACCCGCGGCCGGGAAGATCGGGAACACCATCGTCTGAGTGCCCGTGGACCCATGCCCAACACTGGGCGCAAGGCACGCGGCGTAACTGGCGCGGTAGTCCAATTCTCCCCCCGCGTAGGTCAACAAGCTATACGTATTGCCAATGTTCCCACGTTTTGAGAAAAAGAATACACCTTGTGCCGTGTCGCCACCCGCTGCGTTGTGCGTTCGCTCAATGGAAAACAGATCACAACTTGTCAATACATCCGTGTGGACATTGCTTGCGAAGCACAAACGATTCGTCGACCCGCTGATGCGCACCAAACTACTCGCAGTGAGCGCGGCGGTCGTCGTGAAAGTACCCGCGAACGACGTGTACCCCGTCAACGTCCCTGCGCCATCCGTTGCGAATCCCACTTGCACAATGTAACGAAGCGAGGTGATGGCCCCGCATCCCCATATGATCTTGATGAGCACCGGAGCCGTCGCTTGCAGCGCGTCTGCAAACCGAAAGACCTCATACCCGGCCGAAGTGTTTGCGATTGGACGCGCCACCGTCGCCCAGTCGATCTGTCCCGAATCCTCTCCTGCCGTCCGCCGCACGAGACCCATCGACACGATGGCATCCGACTGCAACTTTCCGGCAGCGCGGAACGTCGCATCGTCGCTGATGACGCCGGTTGAGAACAGAGTCCCAGCCATACGCTACTCGTCTCGCACGAGGTAACAGGTCGCCGCCACAGACCCGCGCACGCCCGACGGTGTCGAGGTGTTGTTCAGCGGCATGAAGGCTTTCGTCGCGCCGTAGTACGTGAACGAGATCTGCGTACCCGGCGTCACGTTCGCCTGGAACGCGATGAGGACATTCGCCAACGGATTCAAGTACACGCCCTTCGTCGGGAAGATGGGATACAGCGCGACGGCCGCACCAGACGCGCCCGTGCCCACCGACGGTAGCAACGCGGGCAGCAGCGTCTCGGTGGACACCACACCCGTGCCATAGAGATACACGATGAGTGAGAGGCTCCCTGAGGCGTACCCCGTGAGCAGCGTGAACCCCTCGTTGGTGTCCGCGCCAGCCGCATCATGCGTCCGCTCAAGCGAGAAGTACATCGAGTACGTGGTTGCGGCCGCATCCGTCCACATCCACACCGCCACGCGATTCGTGCTGGCCGTCACTCGGCACACCCATGTAGCCGTCGCACTGGAGCCACCACACGTCAGCATCCGGCGTGTCGTGGTGACGCCCGTCAGCGCGCCCGCACCATCGTGCGCCGTACCCACCGTGACCCAAATCGCCGGAGAAGCGAACGCGGTGCCCCCACCGTATTCCAGCTTCAGGAACATGCTGGTCGCGCCCGTGTGCAACGCATCGGAGAACGCCCACATCTCGTAGCCCGAGGCCGTCGCGTTGACGGATGGCATCACCACGGCGGCCCAGTCGATCTGTCCTGATGACGCACCGGCCGAGAGCTTCGTCATGCCCGCTGCCGTCAGTGCGTCCGAGAGCGCCTTGCCCCACAGTCGGAACAGCGCGTCACTCGACTGTTTCGGTGCCTGTGCGAATGTCACCAGAGCCATGTCATGCCACCTGTGCTACGTGAAGATAGGTCCGATACGCGCCGCCGTAGACCGCAATGGTGAAGCCGACTTTCTTGTACCCTCTGAGTTCGAGGTAGTCTCCGACAGCCAGCGTGAGAATCGTTGTCAAGTTCGACGGAGCCACCGTTTGACCGCCAGCGATGTAGGTCCACGCATCAGCGCACTCGGCCACGAGCGAGCCGTTCTTGTACACCCGCGTGTAGTACTCGCCACCGATAGCCTGCTGACCTCCCCACCCGATACCCGCTGACACCACGTACACACCTGCGTACCCAGCGGGAATCGTGACGCGCTTCGGATTCACTCCGTTATCGTGCATCCCATACGCATCCCACTCCTCCGCGTCGAACTCCACCTGCAACTCGGTGCTGTCGTTCGCCACCGTGTCAGACGAGAGATAGACCGCGCACGTCGCCCGTGTCAGTGGCGACGAGGACCACTCCATCTTGCGCGAGATGCCCGTGTTCGCCGTCAGGACTTGACCCGAGGCGGTCGGAGCCGGAACCACGCTCATGCCAAGCGACACGTCGCCCGCGAACAGTTCACCGTCGGCAATCGCGCTACGCCCCGTCCCGCCGTGCAGGACGGCGAGCGGGACTTCCGGCATGCCCTGTGATGCTGCGGCTGCATTCGCACCAGCCGCGATGTAGACTGTCCCATCGTAATAGAACGCAATAAGAGACAACGCATCGATGGCCGTGTCGATGACACCAGCGATCCCGCCGCTCCACACGACTGATGCTGGCCATGCGACCGTACGACCTCCCGATGCGTCTTGCTTGAACCGCAGTACGTATCGCGCACCGGCCTTCGGGTTGACGAATGTCAATTCGACGTCGTCTGTGAGGCGAAGAATCTGCTCGTTCCCATCCTGCCAGTCGATCTCTTTCGCAGCACCCGAATCGCCCGCGTCGTACTGGACGATGTACGCGTGCCCGGCGATCTTGAGTGCGCTGCCGGCTTCGACCGCCACACCTGCACCGAGCGCATCCCACTGCCCGCCGTCTCGAAGCGCCGTCAGGTGGTAATACTCGTCGGGTGCTCCACCTTGCAGGCCAGCGAGGTGATTGTGGTCCGCGAGGATCGACGCCACCGCCGTCGTGACGATCGACACGTCAAGATGCTTGGGCGTTGCGGCGAGTCGGCACTTACCCTTGGTGTTATAGGCGTTGCTCGTTGCCCATGTGAACTGCCACGCCAGTACGAACTCAGCGATGCCCAATCCAGCCCACGAGAAATCGGATGCCACTTCCGCTTGCGCAGTCGCCAGCGAGGAGAATTCTGCGCGTCCGTGGACGATCAGGAACCCCGCTTCTCCCGAGAGGTTCGTGTAGAGCAAGTACGTATTGTAGTACTTGTTCGCTTGTCCCTGCGTCATCGTCCCACTGGCGTCGTACTGGATGTACCCTGCATTCGTCCAGCGGTAGGGCATCGCCAGCTTTTCCCACAGCCATGTGGACGCGGCCGAGCGGTAGAAGATCCAGTAGTTCGCCGTCGCACCGTCGCCATCGGCCAGCAGAGCGACCGTGTGCGAGAGGTCTTCGTCCAGCAGCAGACACACGTCGAGGCTGAAGGTGTTCTCGTCGTCAACCGGACTCACGGGTGCGACGGAGTACTCGTCTGGTGTGCCACCGTAGATGTGCTTCGTGCCTTCGGAAGTATGCTCGTAGTAGTGCATCTTCCGGTCGATGAGACAGGTGTGCCGCTCGTCGGCCATCCAGAACGTCGGCGTGTACGCGCCGTGGAAGATAATCCCAGCGACCGGAACCTTGGTGTCGAGCAACGTCCACGCGGGTCCATCCACCAGCGTCCCGACTTCGCTGTCGATGTAGATGTAGTGCACTCCCTCGTCTGGTGGATTCGTGCCGGCGAGCAACACCGTCTTCGCGCCCGTGATGGTGCAGAGGACACCGTTGCGGAAGTAGCGCCAGGTCGCGCCCACCGAGCCGAGCGTGAAGCGGTAGGTGCCATCGCCCACGGCCGCACACGCGATGCTCGTCTCCGCATTGTCTACGAAGCCGTAGTGCTTGGTCAGCGCGAAGAACGGGTCGGTCTCAGCACCGCCCGCAGGGTCAGCCCACTCCGGGTCCGTCGCACCTTGCTTCAGGACCTGGTTTTCCACACCCGACGGGAGCAACTTCCAGAACAGCGTTGATTCTCCGCGGTATAGCAGACCACCCTGCTCGCCCACACCAGGCACTTCAGTGTCGGTATGAGTCGCGGAGAGGAGTTCGTGCGGACCACTGGATTCGCCAGACGGCAGGTCGTCCCACGTGGGTTCTTCTGCGCCCATCGTAAGCACCTGACCTGTGCTGCCTTTCGCGAGGCGGTCCCACGTGGGTGTGATGCCCTTGCCGACGATCAAGTCGCCGCGCTGCACCGCGGCCGGCGTCGTGTCGGTATGCTCCGCTGAGAGGACGTCGTGCGGACCCGCTCCCCCTGAACCCGTCGCGCCCACCGACGCGAGCAGTTCCCAAAACGCCGGGTTCGCGGTGGACTGACCCGTTCCTGACGCGAGGCACACGAAGCTAGAGCCGTCGTCTTCGACCACGTCGTAGGGCACGTAAGCCACGCCTACGTCGTAGGGACCGAGCCACGTGAATCCCTGCCCGGTGGGTCCGGCAGCTCCTGCTGCCCCGGGCGCGCCTGGTGTACCTGGTGTGCCTGGTGTCCCTGGATCACCTTGGGCACCTTGGACACCTTGTGCGCCAGTCAATCCTCTCGGCCCGGCCGGACCCGCAGGTCCTTGCACGGCGAGGTTCTGCACCGTGATCTTCTTGTTCACTCCCGAGGCAACGATCGGCAGCACGTCGGTGCCGGCCGGCGTCACACATTCAGGGAGTGCGGAGATCTTGGTATCAGCCATGGCGCGCTACACGATATCGAATTCTGCGTGATACGCCGGTTCGAGGTATTCGTCCACGAACCACGAGGGTGGCATCAGATCGTACACGGCATCGGGCACGACCTGGGCGAAGATGCCCGTTTCCTTGAACGTCAGCGCCACCGGGCCGGCTTTCACCGACGTGATTCCCTGCACGACGATGTCGTTGTTCAGCGTGGTGTCTTGCTTGAGAAGCTGACCAGCGAACTCAGCCTGCGCGTCTTTCAGCGCGGAGGGGATGACGTTGCTGGCGATGGCATTCCCATTCTGGTCGACCATGCCCGTGCGCGGCCAGGCCAACTTCTGCGTCGTCGTCGCGGGCGCGCCACTCCAGGCCTTGCGCACGCGGTAGTACGCGTCTGCTCCCCCGCTCGCGGGCATGAACACCCGTGCGGGACGCAACGCCGCGTCGAGTACCCGACACGCCATCACGAGCGCGACGGCTTCCCCGCTGGCGACCCATGGCGGGACGATGGGCAGACGCGATTCGAAGTACGTGTCTGCTTCGTCGTGCGTGCAGTAGGAATTCGCGTTGGGATCCGCCGGAGTCGCGTTGATCGTGACAGCCATGATGCCTCCATAATGCGACGCCGGTCTCTCCCGGCCGTCACGCCTGACCTCCGGCGTTCAAGGAAGGCTACGCGAAAGCCGGCGTTCCGACAGGGTAGACGCCATGACGGATGGTGCCATCCGCGAGCGTCAGTTCCACCAGACCGCAGACCGCACCGCGCGGGAGCTGACCCCGAATCTGCCGATCGTCCCATCGCGTGGTCTTGATGAGGAGATCACCGATCGTCAACGACCCCGGCTTCGTTCCGAAGCCGTCCCCGCGGATGTTGAATGCGCCACCAGGGAACCCCTGTATGGTGACGGAATCGCCCGACACTCCGTCCGCAGCCTCCAACCCCGACGCCGGCAACGGCACGACGCGTTCGACCCCATGCAACGTCACCGGCCCATCCGCCATCTGCACTCGCTTGAACTTCTCGGCCGTCGAATCCGTCAACGGCTTGACCTTCGGTACTTTCGCGAAAAACGCCGGCTTGCCCTTTCCAGCTGGCTTCATAATGTTCCCATCTTCTCTGAAGAAGAAGACGACCGTCGCTCCTCCGGTCGTCTCCTCGTTCACGCAACCCGAGCAGAGGAGCGCTACGACTTCTGCCCGAGGTAGACGCCCGACTTGCCATCGTAGTCCGAGCGGAAGCGCGGGACCATGATGGCCATGACCAGCCAGTACAGCGTGAAGCCGTCCAGCGAGGTCCAGGGGATGACCGTCGGCGGCTGACCGTTGACGATCTCGACGACGTCGCTGGTCATCTGGACGATGACCATCTGCGTGCCGGTCGCCGCATGCGGCATCCGGTCCACGACCTGCACCTTCAGCGGTCGGCCACCGGCCTGGATCCGCTCGAGACGCTGGCGGATCGTGTCGCTGGTGTTGACCTTGAAGTCGCCTTCGATGACGTTCCCAGCTTCGGTGCTGAGATACAGGTTGTACGGGCCGTACTTGTTGTCGGCCTGGAGCGCGGTGATGCCCGCGAGGACATCGGTGACCATCGCCGGACCCGTGGTCCCGACGACGTTCGCCGCGGTCCAGTCGACCGTCAGCGAGCCGGTGTTCGCGTTCGGCGCGTTGAGCAGGCCGGGCGCGTCGTACCCACCGACGACGAGCGCCTGCCCGTCGAGCGTGGTCGCGCCGTTGATGCACGCGTCCTCGATGGACTCGTTCACCCGACGGGTGGCCTGCTTGATCAGGCTCGTGTCGAGCGGCGTGCCGACCCGCTGCGACATCTTCAGCGTGCGGATGCCGATGCTGAAGTCGTCGGTCGTGAGGTAGATCGGCAGCCGATGGATCTTGCGATCCGGGAGCTGGTTCTCCCCACGCGCGCTGGGCGACATGGTGCGCTGCGCGGTGCCGACCTTGTTGATCTCTTCCCATTCCAGCTGCGTCACCGACAGCGGATCGGGCAGCGAGTAGGAGAGACCCGCGGCCATGATGTCGGCTGCGAACTGGAGACGCTCCAGACCGACTTCCACGACCGCCTTGTCCACCATGACCTGCGCCTTGTCACTCAGCGGAGACAGCGCGCGAAGGCCAGGGATCGAAAGCTCGCCCGACTGCTCCAGCGACCGGAGCAGTGCTCCGGCGATGGGCGACTTCGGGTTCGCTGCGGAGAAGCGCATTCCGTCGAACATTGTGTGTGTCCTTTCTGTCCAAAGTTTCTGGAGAAGAAGACCCGCACGCCGCGGGTCCGCTTCCGTCAGATCCCTAGACGACCTCGACGCGGATGCGCGTCAGAGCGGTTGCCGTCTTGTTCTCCAACGCCTGGAAGAGCGCGATCCCGGCGTTGAACACCTTCAGGGTGCCGTCCCCTGCGGATTCCAGCTTGTTGCCGGCGACGATGGTCTGGCCGCTCGCGATGAACATCCAGAACTTCGCGCCGGGTGCGCCGATCTTGACCTCGACGAGGTCGTTCGCGGCGTAGTCGTCGTCGACGTCCTTGTTGAGCATCGACTGCTCGCACGCGACCGCGCGCACAGCCGCGAGGCTGGCGGCGTCGTGCGCCTTGACGCGGATGACCCCACCGTTGTTGAACAGCAGGACCAGGTGTCCAGGCGTGATGACCCCGGACGCCGCGTACGTGTTCTCTTCGGTCGCCGGGCCACCGAGGTGGATGGTACCCGGATCGAGCTGCGTGACTGCCATGATTCGTTCTCCTTCTGATGGTCATCCAAGGCACGCCCGCGCGTCGCCTCAGGCCATCGCGTTCTGCCTAGTTGACGGTTCCCTCGGCCTTCCGACGCGCCTCGAGAGCAGCCGCGTACGGATCCGGAGGGGTGGAGTAGACGTCCGCGGCTCCGGCGTCGCGCACGACACCGCGACCGGAGAAGTCCGGCTTCGCGACCTTGACCACGTTCGCGAGACGCCCGAGCGCCTTGAGGTCCATGGCCTGGAGTTCGACTTCGGTGAACTCCTGCTGCGCGTCCTTGAGGGACGTGACGAGCGCGGTCTTCTCGGCCGCGTCGCTGGCCTTCTTGTCGGCCACGAGCTGACGGATGCTGTCGGGTGCGGTCTTGAGGTACTCCTCTTCGGAGACCTCCGCAGCCGCGACCTTCGGCTCCGGTTCCTTCTTGGCGTCCGGCTCCGGCTTCTCTTCCGGCTTGACCTCGGCCACCTTGGGTGCCGGTGCCGTCACGAGGTCGACGATCGCCTGCTTCGGGTTGGCGGTCATCGCGACCCGCACCTTGTTGAACGCTTCGAGCGCGTCCAGTTCCTGGTCCGACAAGGACTCCAGAATCGCCTTGTCCTTGACCACGTTGTGCTCGCACGCGATCAACGCGGCGATACGAGTGGACTTCTCCATGCCTGCTCCTCCTTCGGAGTGCGCGGCTGCGGCAGCATCGCCACATCCGCAGGGAGGTGCCGCTTCGGCACCTTTCAGTTTCTCGGCACACGCCGCACCGAGTTTGACCATGTGATCATGAACCGTCTGGATCATCTCCTGATCTCTCGACGAGTTCCGCTTGCCGGCCAGGTCCTTCAACGTCTGGGCCATGGCCATGTAGGTCGGCGCGTCCTCGCGATTGCACTTGTACGCGAGCGACATGACCGCCGAGAGAGACCCGATCATCTCCATGCAGTACGACTGGAGCGATTCGAGCCGGGCCGATTCGAGTTCGTCGGCCGCGTCTTCGTCGTCGGGCATGGTCGGTTCGATCGCATCATCAGCGATCAAGTCGGCCAGCAGCGACTTCGCGGCGTCGTACGCGGGCGTCACCGCGTCGAGCAGTAACTGCATGGTGCTGTACTGCACGGTCTCCGCGGTGTCGCCATCGGCTGCAGCCTTCGGAGTGCCTCGCGCTCCGCGGAGCAGCGTTCTGACGCGTTCACGCATCGTCATGGGTTTCGGGTCCTCCTTCTGCTGCGCTGCGGTACGGGGTGCACCGCATCCCATCTCGTTGGAGCACGCACCGAGCGTGCCTTCGGGAAGCATGGCCAGATGATCCGGCACGATGGTATGCCAGACCGCCTTGTACGCCTTGCCTCCATGCGTCCCTTCCTTCGCCTCGGCGCTGACGAACGCGCCAACCGACACTTCGATCGGCTTGCCTTCCTCGAGACGCGCGATGACGCGTTGCGCATCACCCCCGAGTTCCGTGGCGCGAGCCTTGTCGAGCCAGGCGTCCATCTTCAGCATGCGACCTTCGGTGCGCGCGTTCGCGATGAAGCCGAATTGATGCGCCTCCAGCACGGTCGGGGAGTTCGCACTGATCTGGCGTGAGAGCGCATCGACCGGGTGCAAGGGGAGCACGGGCCGTCCGTTCCAGCCTTGCGGCGTCGCGTCAAGTTCGCTCGCCGGCACGAACTCCGGCGATGCCGCGTTGATCGCGTGAATGACGCCTTCTCGCAACGCGACCACGGGCACGACCATGTGCACGCGACCCATGAAATTGGCCGTCCGGAGTAGTGTGCCTTCCGCGGCGACCACCAGCCGTCGAATGGTTGGTTCAGACATCGATTACTCCACGCTCTCGACAGCCAGACCCAGCGTGCATCGGCAGTAGGGATGCAGTGGTGGATCGCCGTCGTCGAATTCCGTGTTCAGCGGGACGGTCGTGCCGTCCAGATCTTCGCAGTCGCTGCAGGCGTTGCCATCGGGGGTGTAGATCCACTCCTTCGACTCGTCGCCCGTCAGCAGGCCTTGCTCGACCGCTTGGTTCCAGAGTTCTTTCTGCCCTTCGTTCGCGGCTTCCATCGTCTCGGTCTGCGCGATCATCTCCGCGCGGGATTCGGTCATCTCCGCAGCGCGCACACTGATCTCGTCATCGATGTCGGCTTGATCCAGACCCTGTTCTTCCAGCTTGTCTTGCAACGCCAGGAGTGCTTCGCCTTGACGCGCGTTCAGCCCCACCGTGTCGCGGAGCAGCTTCGCCGTCTGTGCGACGGTCCGCTCCTTCTCGATGCCATCCGCAATGATCGACTGAATCATCGCCCGGCGTTCATCGAGCATCCCCGTGATCCACTCGCCCGCGTGCGCCCTGGCCCATCCGACCGCTTCGCTGTTGGTGACATCGAACTCCGGCTTCGCAATATCCATCACGACGCGCGGCTTCTTCAACCAGCGGAGCACGCCACCCAGGAAGGCCAGCGCGGTCTTGGGACGCGCGGGAGTTGGGTGCATCCACAACCGTGCATGGACCCGTGCCGAGGCGTTGATCACGCGCTGTAACAGCGACGTCAGTTCCTTCTCGAGCCGCGTGGCATCTTTCTCCGCTGCGGCCAATGCCGACGTCTTGTCGGTAATCCCCTCGGTCGTCCAGATCTTCTGGAATGACTCCACGAAGAGCGGGCGCGCGGCATCGGCCACGCCATGCGCGGACGTCAGTGGTGCCGGGGAGCGCTTCTTCGCGGCTGCACGGAGTGTCGTCACGGACTTCTCCGCCGCTTTCTTGAACCCGACGGCCGCGCGGTTGTTGGTCTTCCACATGGACCCAGCCTTGTGCTGTGCCCAGATCTTGGTAAGGAACCGCACGCGCGATTCCTGCTGCGACGACGGAACCTTCTCCTTCGAGAGAATGTCGTGCTGCAGTTCATGATAAATGATCGTCGCCATGAAGCCGGGACCGTCGTCTTTCAGGGACTTCGCATCGACATAGAGATGTCCCTTCATGGTTCCGTAGCGTCCGCCCAGGTCCTTCACTTCGACGGTCTTCCCCCGCAAGGCATCCGCCGCTTTCTTATCGTCCAGGACGTGCGCGAGCGCTTCGTTCATGTCGGCTTGCTGCGCATCGGTGGCGATGACCTTGACTTTCGCATCTTTCACCATCTGCGCATTCACCGCGGGGTTCGTCCCTTTCGTCTCGCGGTACGTCGCTGGTTTCGACTCCTGAGATGACCCACCTTCTCCAGATGGTGCACTGCCTCCGACCTCGCCGGGCACTCCCGCATGTCCGAAGTTCCCGGAGCCGGGTCCTCCCAGCATGCGCGCTTCAAGCGTCGTTGGGATCTCGCTGTCGCCCACGCCATCTGAGAGAATGAACACGTCCTCCGCGCGACGTGCCGCGGCGAGCAGTGCGATGCGAGAAGATTCCACCGGGCCGTCCGCAACGAGTGCCTCCAGCGCAGCGATGACCGCTTCGATGTCGGTCGTGTGCCCAGCCGCGAAGAACGCCGCGAGCACTGGAGACGCCACAGCCGCAGCCGTCAGCGACGCCAATCCACCGATGGACGGCCCGTCTGCCAAGTAGCCGGTGGAGTCGTACAGCGCGTAGCTCATTTGCGAATCAACCCAGAAAGTTCACTGCGCGAGACCGCTTTCATCGCGGAGACCCGGAACGACCCCACGCCGCGTCGATAGTAGTACTGCGTCTGACTCGTGCGCATGTCCACGACGACCGTATGCATGGCCGCATGATTGCGGCGTCCCCAAGCAATCTTGCGTTCGCGCGCATCCGGGTGCATGGTGATCTTGTCGTTGGTGTTATCGATCAACGTCTTGACCTCGACCCCATGCATGTGGCCGGGTGTCTTGACGACCGTATCGAACGGGTCGTTATCATCCGTGCGCGTCCCGCCGATGACTTCGGCAATCTCGTGTTCCGATTTGTCCGCGAGTGCCTGCTTCTCCTTGGTAGAAGGCTTATGGGTCGCGAGCGCGCGGGCGGTCCGCGTCGCGGGCGTGCCGATCTTCTCGCTCGTTCCTCCGGCTCCGCCCGATCCCCCGACCTCACCGGGTCGCCCGGCGTGATCGAAATTCCCCGAGCCTTTGCCTCCAAGCGTCGTCGGCTTGTCTTCGTCAAGGACCCAAGGCACGTAGTACACGAGACTTTCCTCGCTGCCTCGGAACGTCTTCGGATCCACGGGACGCCATATCATCGGCCCGTTGTCTTTCTCGACCACACCCACATGCACCGCGACGATCCACTCCGGCTTGATGTTGCCTTTGAACTGACGCGCGGAACTCGTCGTATCCGAATGCGTATCCATCGTCAAGCGTCCCTTCTCACTCGCGGGAATCTTGACTTCGATGACCGCGGGATGCATCGCACCCGCTTTCAGGCCTTCATCGAGCGCTTTGCCTGCCTCATCACGAGGCCAGGCTGCAGCTTCCGCATACCGTTGTGCCTCGGCTTTGTTGGCAGTCGTGTAGACATGGCCTTTTGCCGATACCGCACCTCCGGTCATCGCGGCTTTATCGGCCGTGAAAATAGCATTCGCACGATCAGCCGTGATCCCATCTCTCAAGATCGATTCGACATTCGCGCGAGTGGTGCCGTGGAGTTGCGTCCCCTTCCCTTGTGATACGATCTTCTCCGTGCCTGGACCGCTGCCTCCGATCTCGCCAGGCCGACCACCATGTCCGAAGTTCCCGGAGCCGGGTCCTCCGAGCGTCTTCGGTCCACCAACCAGACGTGCTTTCACCTTGTAACCGTAGCGCTCACCAATCTGCACTTCTTCGGTATGCACAATCTTGACGCGCGTGCCCACTCGACCGATGGCTTCCTTCTCGCCGTATCGATTCAGGCTCGAGATGTCCTTGAAGGTCGGTGACGATTCATCAACGACCATCTCCATCAGGACGAACGTGTCATCGCCGTGCGATTGCTTCTCCGCAAAAGTCCGCGCTTCCTTTGCGGATGCACTGAACGAGGTGCTCGCGTCGAACTCGATCTCTTTCCCATCCACGATGGCGGTCAACTGCTCTTCTGAAAGACCCCCGTACCCACGGTGCCAGGTCCCGGCTTTCGCATCGGGACTCGCGTCGAGTGCCTCGTTCCACGCACGCACCATCGGGGTATCGGCTCCGCTGCGTTCGGCTTCCTTAATGGCCTTCTGTCCACCCGGCGTCACCCACCGATCGGCCGCGTCCTTCGCAGACACCGAATCGCCGCTCCCTCCGACTTCTCCCGGCCTGCCTCCATGACCGAAGTTGCCACTGCCCGGTCCTCCGGCCGTACGCAGGAAGGCACGCCAAAGAAGGCGAGCGGCGACCGGAGGCGAGAGGGTCTGGAGCGCCATGCTACTTGCCGATGTCCTGCTTGTCGCGCGGTCGCACGTGCACTTCGTGGACCCACTTCTTGTAGAAATTGTTCGAGCGTTGCGGACCGCTGACCGTATCGCTCACGATCTCGTACTCAGGCAGCTTCGCACTCCAGGTCGAATTGCCGTACTCCTTCGAGAACTTGTCGGATGCAGCCATGGCCTGGTCTTCGGTATCGTACTCGGCCGCGTATGCCTGTGAATCAGGCCACTGTGGAGCACCATGTCCTTGCGGATCGTGCGGTGGGGTTCGTGTGGTCAGCTTCTCGTAGCCCTTCGGCATCTTCGGTGCACTCTTCGGCTGCGCTCGACCGCCACCACTCCCCTCACCAGAACCCCCCACTTCTCCCGGCCGACCCCCATGTCCGAAATTCCCCGAGCCGGGTCCGCCTGCATGTCGGATGCCGATGATGTCGTCGATCGTATCGGTATCGTTCTCGACGATGGCGCGCTCCAACACCTGGAAGAGATCCCGCGGCGTCGCGCCAGCCAGGATGATCGGCTTCTCGTCTCCGCCCGCACCCGGAGGGAGCGCGCCAAAGGGAGCGGGCGGTGGTTCCGGCTTCGGCTTGGCGGCTTCTGCGGCCGCTTTCTGCTCGGGCGTCAGCGGCTCCATACCGTACCACTTGTCGCGGATCTCGTCATCGGTGAAGACCGTCGTGCCTTGCGTCTGGTTGACCGTAGCCCATTTCGTCGCGCCCGTGGCCTTCTCGTCTTCGGTCAACGTTTCGATATGTGCCCAGCGCACCTGATACGGCTGCGCGG